GTGGATGTAGGTCGCCAAAGGAAGGAGGTTGTTAGATACTTTAGTAAAATTGGGTCGCCGAAATTTATATATGTTAGTGTTTGGGTCGCCAGAATTCCGGTTAGCTTTTATAACTAAAATAATTTATAAAATAGTTAAAATAAAACTTGTAAGTAAATGCTTACATCTGTATAATCTCTTTCAACGGTTGAGAAAGAGCCGGACAACAATTAACAACAATCCTTGAGGACAAACAAATGTCAAACGAATTACAAGAAATTAATGCAAATGAAGTGGGTTCAGTAGAAGAAGTGCTTGCACCAGTTGAAGCTAAAAAAGACCGTTTAGTAACTATGCAAGACGGCTCTGTAAAGAACTTTGGTGTACGTGCTAACCTATTAACTAATGTAGATCATGAAACTGGTTTAGTTACTTTCGACTTCTTTACTGGTGAAACTATCTCTTTTAATGCTTTTGGCATTGAAGGTCAGACAGTAGAAACCTTTACTGCTTTCCAGAAACAAGTATTTGTTTATGGTATTTTGGCTAAAATTAAAACATCTTTGGCTCCTATTAAAGTAGATGGTTTGTTTACAGCAGTAACTAAACAACTGGATGCTATTGCTAAAGCTGAATTTACTACTCGCGGTCATGCAGAAGCAGAAGTTGGTTTAAGTGATCTTGAAAAAGCTTATGCACTGGCTAAAGTTGTTCAAGGTGACGCTCCTGAGTATTTTAGTGACTTGGCCGACCAAAGAACTATTGAAGAAGTTCAGGCTTACTTTGCTACTTTAACTACTGGTGGCAAAAACAAACTGCGTAACCATCCTAAAGTTGCTTTGGAACTGGCTAAACTGCGTTTGGAAGAAGCAGAAGCTATTTAAAGGTTAAAGATAGCTAACTAACTAAAACTAACCATTCTATTAACATTATATATTAGCGGTAGGATAGTAAGAAAGATATTTAGTGATTTTCATATCGGTTAGTTAGTGACAAAAGGGTTATGGGTGAAAGATACCATAACCCTTTTCTTTTTTTTTTAAACTACATTATATTTGTAAAACCTTTCATCCTCCTGCTCTTTCACATACACTTGTACATTATCTGCATCTCCCCATTCAACACTTCTAACTATTTCCATAAAATCAGAAAGGTCAATGTTGTTAATTGCAGCTATATAAACCCCACATTCCATACATTTAGTACTGTTAACGTATTGATCTACTTTGGTTAAATAACCTGTATATCCTTTAGCCTGTAGAATTTTGTTTATTTCTTCGATAGGTTCTTCATTTTCAACAACGGTTGTTGTTAAAATAATATTAGTTACTCTACTCATTGTTTGTCTCCTTAAATGATTATATGATTTAACATGGTTCTTCTACAGTATGTAGGAAGGTTAAAGAACATAAAGCAAGGTTTTCCGGGTATTTTATACTAAACCCGTCTTTATTAGCTTCTTTTACAATCAATCTTTTTAGTGTAAGTATTGCATTTGGGTTATCAATCTTTTCATCTGAGGTATATAAACCATCGAAAGTTGCTCCCTCTTGTGCTTTAGCATAGTAATGATAAATATAAACAGTTTTTGTTTTTGGTTGTTTGGGGTGATAAATTTCATTTTCTAGTTGATTTATATAATTTTGTACTGTCTCTTCTAAGTTACAAGGCAATTCAGCTAAAATTGTATCCACTTCTTCTCTAGTTATCATCTTTATTTTCCAATTTAGTAAAACTTAATAGGGCTTTTTGGTGCAGTTCGGCTGCTTTTTTTGTTAGATGTATTAACCCAAGATTTAGCCATAGTTTATCTGAATCATGGCCTGTCCAAGAATAGGTTTGTATGTTGTTAAATATTATGTTTAGTAAATAGAAGGTAGTACCATCTTGTAAAGGTTTACTAACAGGTGCAGGAACTTCGAAACCATTAATGTTGATTGTTTTGGATTTGATTTGAAACAAGTGTACAAAAGATAAACTACAAACTATTCTTTCTGTACTAAGTCCTTTATTGTAGACAAGTTTTGTGTTGTCCAATGTTACTGATAGGTTAGATGTATCAACTATTGTTTCACCATCCAACAAAGCCTGTAAAATTTCTCTATGGTTCATTCTGTTTCTCCATTTAACCAGTTGGTTATTATGTTCACCATATCGTTTACATCTGAGGCTACTACGCCAAAAACATCATTTGGGTATACCCTACCGTTTACTATAACAAAAGAACAATTATACTGTGTTTCAATTCTATCTCGTAACCAACCAGTTATAACAAGTTCCTTATAATGTAACATAACACAAAACATATATTTGTCAGTGTTACAAGTTTTAAGACTTTCAGTTATTTCATCGTACAAAGATTTTAGTTGTTGTAGTTTGTCTAGTTGTTTCATTTCAATCTCTTTGTTAACCCTAGTTGTTGTGCTTTTTTAGAAATAGCCACTACCGTTCTCCCAAAGTCATTTGCTAGTTCTTTTAATGATTTGGTTTTGTAGTTTGTTTTGAGTAAATTAATGTCTGCTTCTGTCCAACCTAGTTTAGTTATTTGTTCTCTACTTGCCCTATCCTGAAGAGCTTTTGTAGTTCTATTGGGAAACCTTTTAACCAAATCTTCCAGACTTTCTTTATTATAAAACTCCTTTAAAGTTTCTTTTTCCTCTACTGAATAGTTTTTATGGGTTATACCTAGTTTAAGTGCTTTACGTTTTATAGATTCTCTAGTTCTATTAGGTAATTTCTCTTTAATCATAGAAACAAAGTTAGATTTAAGAGAGGTTGATTTATAAATTTCTGTAAGTATTTGAATTTCCTCATCTGACCAGCTATCTATTTTCTTTAGGTTTAACTGTTTAGTCATATACCTTATACTACCTAAAGTTCTATTTGGTAATCTTTTAAGTACTTCCTTGCTAGTTTCTATAGGGTAATATTTTTCTAGAATCTTTATTTCGTGAACTGTCCAAGCATTTTTATGTTCCACATCTAAAACTCCAATTTATAGTTATTTCTGTAGTATCTATTAACTAGTTTTAAATTCTTTTTGGCTATCTTGAAAGCATGTTTTCTATTAGAATTTTCTCCATTTATAATTTGGTTGTCTAACAAATGTTTAGCTAGTTCATTTATAGACCAACTCCTATGTTTATTTGCTAACATCTTAACCCCTTTGTTTAATTAATTTATGATGGTAGTTTATAGCTCTTTCTACTCTAGCACGTTCAACTAGATTAGCTTCTCTTTCTTCTTTAGTTTTTGGCAGAATGATAAAATGTTTCATCCAGTTAGATTTAGGTCTTTTCTTTTTATTCTTTAGACTATTCATGTTTGTCTCTTAAAGATAATTATTATTAATGATAATAATGAGGTTTGTGTTAATGCCCCATGCGGAGCATTATACGCCGATTGAACAACTTGTCAAGCTTTATTTTCTTTTCCAATCATTTCTAATAAATCAATAATATTTTCCTGTAAAACAACTAAACCAAGTACCGTAACACTATACACCTTAACATCTTTCCTATAACCTCTAGTAGAATTTGTTGCACTGTAGTTAACATCTATATAACCCAAACGGTTTAATCTATCTAACACAGTATATAAAGCACCAACTGAAACTTCTTTACCAATTTTAGTAAATATATTTGATTTAATCTGTGTAGCGGTAAAACAACCTTGTTCTATAGAAAGTAGAATGTATTTTTGTAAATCACCAAGTAGTTTCTTTTCATCGAGTTTCATTACACACCTTTACAAGTATTTGCATTTTGTTTAATTAATTCTATAGCATCTTCTATAGTTAAATCAGGATAGTGCCTTATATCAAACTGCCCTGACGCTAACCAGAACTTACCATTAAACTCTTTATAACCAGTTTCTGTATCTCTAGGTGAACCAATATAACCAGTAACTCTATTTAACACAGTTATTCTACCCATTTCCTGCGGTATATTTGTTGCCAGATATAAAGTATCTCCATACGTAGCTTCTATATCTTCCAACCAAACTATATCACTTACTTTCATAACTCAACACTCCCAGGTACAAACACATTAAGTGCAGATTTGACACCAATTTCAACAGTTCTTGAGGCAAGTAGCGCCCATTCCAAGGGTTTCTTAACTCCATTTGCTTTAGCCGCACGTAGTTTAGATACTAAATTAAACTTATTTATAAAAATTTCAGCTTGTAAAGTTGTTTTAAACTCCCGTACTTCTTCTATTAAAGGCGTTTTACCTTTCTTATACTCTATAATATATACTTTAATCATCTTATTTACTCACAAACATTAGTAAAAACACAATTTATCACTTCTAACTATCGGCTTATCAGTAACAAACCTCCTACCTTTCTTACCTACTGTACAATTATTAAAGAAAGTCCGGTTCATTATCTTCTCACGTTTAATTGCATGTTCGGCTACAAGTCGGGCTTGAGTAAGTGCTTCTTGTTCTCCAGGTAGCTTGGATACTTTAATCAAGTTTTTCTTCTTAAACAACTGGACTTTTCTCTTTCGCAAGTCACCATTCCACGACCAAGAATAGGTATGTTTGTCAGTTATAGTTTCACATACTGTTCTATTAAGACGACTGGCAGTTGCAAGTGCAAAAGATGCTAAAAGGTCTTGTGTGAAAATGGATTGGTTGGAACCTTCCATGAAAATTATTAAGGTTAGGCAAGTTAATGTATTCATTTAAATAGTACCTTATCTATATTATTAGTATATTTAACTGGTTCATGTAAATTACCACTTTCAGCTATTTGTAAAGCTATTTTTGCTTGGATAACTTTAGCTTCAAGGATAGACAAATACCTTTGTTTTCTATAAATAAACGACTGTAATGCTTTTTCTTTAGTTCTATAAGCCGGTGCTTTTCTCCAACTAAAGTTAACAAATTTCTTTACACCACAATACCATATCCAAGCCCCACAAGGGGTAAAACTTATAATGTCACATTCAATAAGTTCTACTCTTATAACTGTATCATAGTAGAAATCTTCATACCGATACAGTTTTGTTTGTTGTTCAATCATTCACCAAACCTCTTATATTCTCTAGCCAAATTTTTTAAAAAACTTTTAGCACTTCTAAAAGAAGTTTTTCTGTTCTTAAAGATTGTAGGTTGTTCTTTTAAATTAGCTACTGCAAATTCATTAAGAGAGTAACTTAATAATTTTCTAACTCTCATTAGTACTCTTCCCAGGTAATGTTGTTGTTTTTTAGGAACTCGGTTAATGGTGCGTAGAGATTACCCCATTTGTTAGCTCTGACGATTGCATATCCTTTAACAGAATCATCTACATCAAAAGCACTTGGATAGTTTGGCAATCTTCCATAAGTTTCTATACTTTTTAACCATTCAAGATGTTCCTTATTAGCGTTAGTGGGTTCACCAGTGAACATTATATCTGCTGCTAGTATTTCCTCATCTGTGCCAATAACTTCTGTACTTACGGTTAAGCCAGCTTGTTTAGCAAGTTCTAAGTTAAACTTAATATCTAATCCCATCTTAACACCCCTGAGCTGAGTTATTCTTGTCAGTTACAGACCAAGATTGTACATTATATTGGCTATCATAAGTAGCTAATGCTGTACAAGTAGCACTATCCATAACAGTTAATTCTAAAGGCCAAAAGATCAATTCACTCAAACCTAAAGTAAATACATCACCAGCAATATAAAGTATTGCCCTTGCTTTACTGGCTTGGTGCATACCTGATTGAAACTCGAACATATCCTGTTTTGTCCCATCATGTAGAGTATCTATCATTTTAGGAGGGCCAAGTCTAGTTACTATTGATTGTCTAGAAGTACCAATACCTATTCCTGTTAGGTCTGCTGGCCCAGGTTGTTTAACTGCTTGGTAAGCGGCGCAACCAGTTAGGTTTAAAGCAATAGCTGAAAGTAATAGTTTAGTTTTCATAAATCACCTTTATTATTGTTGTTAAGATAGTAGCTAGAACAAATGTCCCAGCGATTAGGGTAAATGTTATGTAAATTTGTTCTTTGTTCATTGGTTATCTGGAATACTTTATAAGTTCTGCTGCATGTTCTACTTCAAAACTTTCTTGTCCTCTTTTCTGTCTTTCTGTATATATTGGAGATAATGCAACTGCCCAATCTACTTGAGAACCAAACCAAGCAATTAAGGGAGACAGCCTATACTTTTGTTTACCTGTTATAGTTACTAAGCCACTTTCTGTAAGTTCCTCTATAGCCGAAACAACTGACCTTACGGATATGTTACAAAATTTAGCTAAAGCACTATGACTCACACTAACTACACTTTGTTGTTCTTTTCCATTTAAATATGTTGTTAGAATAATACCAACTCTAACTGCTGAACTCGATAGTTTGCATAGTTCAAACAATCCTACAGGATTTATCATTGCTGCTATAGGTACAACTAATGTATCATCTTTTAAGGTATCAACTGTATGTGTTCTTGATACTCTTTTATAATGATCTGTTTCAGATGTTTCTGTTTTTGTTTTATACAATCTTGGTTTATGATGCTTTACAAACATTTTATCTCCCGAATTTGTTAGTCTATAATTGCATTTTAGCACGTTTATTTGTCCTTGTAAACTGAAATTCATGCTCAACAGTGCAGAATTGTATAAAATTTGTACGATTTTAGGAAATTTTGTGAAAGCTAAGTTACTGTTTTAAAACAACAAATATTCCTTGACTTTCACAAATTGCATTTTAATTTTAGAATTTTTGCCTAAGTTTCCTTTAGAATCAATAACTTACAACTTTTTGTGATTTAACTGCTATGTATATTTTATATAGAAGCTTTGTTATCCTGATCTAACCAAGCAAATAACATTTGTAATTGAGCAGGATAATAGACTTTATATTTAGCCCTTGTTATAGCAACATACAATAAATTACCTACTTGGTCTTTAACTAACTCAGCAACTAGGTTAGCACCACCTAAAGGAGTTCCTTCTTCATCCGTAGGTAGTAAATCATCATCCAAAGTAACAACATCATACTCCAAACCCTTACTTTTATGGCATGTAGTTAAAGTATAATTAGCTTCACTAGCACTTGACACAATAGCCTTCTTAATATTACTTATATTCGTATGTAAACCTGCACCTTGAGAAAGGTTCTTAGATAGGTTAAGCAGTTTACTAAGTTCCGGTACAGCTTGTGCCGCTTCTGTTAATTCTTTAAAAGTATTAAACATAGCTAATTCTTTATTAGGATACTTGGGTTCAGAGTTAAACATTAAAGCACTGATATGGTACAACTTGCTCCATAAATCATTTAAATCAGCAACTACATAAACCTTTTCACCTTTATCATAAGCCTCAAGAAGGTAATCTAAAAGTGTAGAGTTGTTTCTAACAATAATAGCTTTAGTAAATTCAGGACTATCTTCATTAAAGTTTGCCGGCTTAACCCCTCTACCTATAATCTGCTTAGTATTGCCTAAGATTTTAGTTAATCTAGTAGCTAGGTCGGCAATATCTTGTGTAAATCTAAAGCTTTCGGTTAGATACAAGTGTACAAAATCATCCGGTAAGTTTTGCATAGCATTAACAGCACCACGCCATTCATAAATACTTTGGTACTCATCACCGACAAGTATAATTTGTGACTTCTGATTTAAGATAATATCTAAAGTAACTGGATTCGAGTCCTGTGCCTCATCTAAGTAGATGGTTTGATAAGGTATAACTTTAGTAGCAAATTTCTCCCTTATATGTGTAGTTAAATCAGGTTTAGACAACTGGAATAGTTTCAAATAAACATCATGAGTTATTTTTACATCATTTTTGTCATTAACTAACTTATCCCAGTACTCCGAACATAACGGAATAACTAAACCTAAATCCATTTCATCTGTAGCATTTTCGGTAATAAATGAAATAAGACTGTAAGAAGCTGATTGACAGAACTTAGTAATAACATCTGCAACCATAAGTTTTAAATCAATATCACCTTCAATAGGCCAGCTTTTTAACTTTTCTATATCACCAAAGTCTAAGAAGTTGTTTAATTTCTTTCTAAAACCAGGAGTTACTATTGCCCTATATGCTATCGAGTGCATAGTTCTACATTCTACATGCTCAGGGAACTTTTCAGAAGCTTCTTCGGCTATGGACTTGTTGAAAGCAACATAAAGACTAGGTTGCACTAGTGCTTCTGCTATTAGAACACAGGTACTGGTTTTAGCTGCACCTGCTTTAGCACTGACCGCAATATTACAACCAGTTTCAGCAGTCTCAACAATAGTAGCTTGTTCTTTAGTGGGTTTAAACATGATTTTATCCTTCAATTAAAGTTAATAGTTCTTGTATGATTAAAGAAGTACCGTTAATACTTCGGTTATCAATACGCATTTTACAGGTAGTAGGCCAGATATTGACTGTTACTGTTTCACCTTTATAGTACCAGTCAAAGTAAATATGTATTCCGTTGTTACTAGTAAAGTACATTACATTATGGTGAGTTAACCATTCCATACAGTACTTGCTTCTTTTATGTTTATCTTTGTGGCTTGTACTAAGCCAGTTTTGTTCTAGTTTAGTTACCCAACACATTTAATCTTCCTTCTTTTTAGTAACTACTTTAACGACACCTACCCTTATTAAAGTATCTACTACAGCTAGAATAGGCCAGAAAACCATAGTTAATAAAAACCATTTAACATATCTACCAGTGTTAATTGTTTTTATATCCATTTTTCTTGTTGATCTAATGAATGTAACAGTTCCGAAAAGTAAATATAACCCTAAAATAATTGTACTCATTTGTTTATCCTCTTAATAATTGTTGTAATGTTACGTTCTTTTTGTAATCCTTGTAAACTACTTTAAATCTTCTTAAACCTAAGTTGTGTTTAAAGGTATTAGCTAAAGGTGAGTCTGTTAACATTCCGTACATTAAAGCGTAAGATAGTTTCTTTATGTACTTGCTTCTTTTCATAACCCAAACTCCAAACCATTATAACCATTCAACTCATCTTGAACTTTATCATAGTCAATCTTATTTACAATAAACTCAATCAACTTTGTTTCATCAAGAAGTCTTGCTAAACTATCTCGCATAACTGAATCTATTGCTAACCAGTTCTTACCATGAAAAGTATGTATTGCGTATGGCTTGTACTCAAACAACTCTACTTCTTGTCCTTCTGGATGGTATCTATAAGTAGTTAGAACTGCAACTTGTTCTACTTTAATTCCTATCCATTGGCCGATTTTAACCATTTCTTCATCATCTAAGTCATACGTTATTTCATCTGTACGTTTCATAGTTTTTCTCCTTAAATAACTGATCTTATGTAGAAATTATTATAAAGTTCTTCTGTTAAACTATCTGCTTTGTCTTTCGGTAAGTACTGTCTAACAATAACATCCAGCGCCCCTCGACCTATCTGCTCTGTTTTCATCTGCTCTATGTGTTCTTGTCTTTTAATCTCTTTAATTAAATACTTTAGAACAATAGTTTCAATTTGTACTTTATTTAACTCTAACTGTGACCAGTAGAAAGTACTTTGGGCTTTCCTTCTTTCTTCTATCGGTGCGCCAGTTATCTGTTTAATATTTGAACGTAACTGGCTTTGTTTGACTTCCAGATAAACTATCTTATCTATAACTTCTTGTCGTTCACAATACTTGTACTTATCTTTTATTTCTTTAATTGTATTGTTTATATCACTATCTTTAACTGCTAAGTTCTTTAAGTAGTTTCGTAGTTTAAAGTTATCATTAGCATTAGCTTGTTCTACATCAGTTAAGTTTTTACCTATTTTTGTTTTTATCATAAATTTATCCTTTTAAATTAACGTAAGTTTTAAATAGCTAATAAAACCTGCCGTGAAATTATTATATTAAAGGCGGCAAAGCCCTGTCAAGCACTTTTTATTAAATTGTTGAGCCTGGGCTAACCTTATAAGTATTTTTGCGTAGGGTTCAAAATTTATACTTATTATATACCTAAAATTTCCTTTAAATTTAATTAAAAATATCTTAATTTTTTCTTAATAACCGCTTGACGGCTAGGTAAAACAGCGTATAATTCTCAATCACTGGCACAGCAGTAAGATTTTTCTTACAGGTGTCAGACTAAAAAGAATTAAAGTAAAGACAAAAAACAAAAACAATAACCTTTGGAGCTACAAATGGATAATGTATATACTTTACGGACACAAAGAAGTAAATTCTTGTCAAATGAGCAGTTGTTAGATTTAATCCTAATTGTAACAACTAAGCTATCAGTACACCACAAAGAACTTGTTACTAGAGCATTAAGGTACAAGTTCTATACATTAGATAACAATGAATACTGGAAGAAGTTTAAACTTAAAGATAATGGTTTAATGTTTGAAGCTTTGAAGAATCCAGTAACAGAGTTAGCAGAAATAAAGAAAGATTTAATTAGTCAAGCCGAGTTATTATTTTCTAAATAAGGTAAAGAAGATGTTAAAGTTAACAGAAGAAACAGTTACAACTATTGAGAATTTAGTTAAGTTGAAAAAACCTTTTAAATGTAGAGTAGGCGTACATGAAAGTCAATTAGTACAAGAACTTTTATTTAAAAACAACATTACTTGGAGTATTAAAGGCGGGGAAAGGGAGTTACATGGTGTTGGTGATGGTAATTTAACTATAGGATACTTTTTAAATGATTATTGTATTACTAGGTATGTTTTACCGGCTGATGAATACAATTACCTACATTGGGATGTAACAGAAGTAATTATCAAAACAGAAGAAGTACCACAAACTTACACAAACATAAAAGAAGTTATGGAGGCTTTATTAGCTGGTAAGGTTCTTTTAAGTAGTAATGGAAACGCTATTTACAAGTTAAAAGACAACAAAGTACTAAATAAATCAGCAACTTTAGGTAATGCTTGGACAAACTCTAACTTATTTCCGCAATATCTAGTACCTTCAACAGAATACATACCACCAAAAGAATGGTATGAACAAATACCAGAAGAAGGTGTCTTATGTTGGGTAGATGATCGTAAAGATTCTGTACTTACATCAACAGCAGTAATAGTAGCCTATCTAGAAATCACAAGCTACCCTTTTGTAAGTAAATCAGGATCACAATGGATTTATGCAAAACCCCTTACACAAGAAGAAGCGAATAAACTAATTTATAAAGGTTAAACAAATGAACAAATTTATTAAATTACATTCAATCAATAAGGCAACAAATGCACCTATGTCAGTTATATTACACATAGAGGAGATACGGTTTGTGGAGCATAACAATATTGAAAAGTCAACAGGTATAGCCGTACAAAATGTAGCTGGAATGGATGTTCTGTTTGTAACAGAATCAGTTGATACAATTTATAAACTTTTAGAAGAAAAAGGTTGCTAAAATGTTTAAAGAAATTAAAGTAAAAGTAGAAAAACAATTTGCTGAATTAGCAAAACATCCGTTGTTTATAGTGGAGTTAAACCGAGATGCTTTAGTAGACGCTTACTTGTCTTGCTTCTCTGATCCAGACATCAGACAAGAACATAACTGTAACTGCTGCAAAAGCTTCTTACGTCAATATGGTGGTATAGTAGCTATTGTGAACAATGACGTACAAACTGTTTGGGATTTTGAACTCGAAGGTATGTATCAAGATGTTCCTAAAACATTAGCTAAGTTAGTTCGTGAAGCTACAATTAGAGATGTTTTTCTTTCTAGTGAAATAAACTTAGGTACTGATTTTAACATACAAGTTAAAGCAGATTACACTAAAAGATGGGAACACTTTAGTATGCGCCTTCCAGCAGAAAAAAGACATACTAGTGTAGCTTCTGTAGAGTCAGCACAAGGTAATCACAGAACATCTAAACAAGTATTCAAACGTGCGTTAGATGAGATTACTATTGAAGCAGTAGAAACAGTACTTGAGTTAATTTCACAAGATTCTATTTATCGTGGTCAAGAGTTCAAACCAACCTTAACTAGATTTCAGGAAGCTAAACGTGATTACAGTAGATTAACTGAACAACAAAAAGAACTGTTTGCTTGGTTAAACTGTGGAGCATCAGAAGCTAGAATTAGAAACTCATCTATCGGAACTTTACTTGTTGATTTGTCAGAAGGTCGTGATTTAGAACAAGCAGTTAAGGCTTTTGAAAACATGGTAGCACCAGCTAACTATAAACGCCCAACAGCTATTGTAACTAAAGCACAGTTAGAACGGGCAGAACAAGATTTAAAGGAGTTTGGTTTAGATCAATCAATCTACCGTAGATATGCCGTACCAGAAGATATTACAGTAGATAATTTAATCTTTGTAGATCGAACTCCGGTTAAAAATGACTTATTTTCTGGCCTGAAAGATGATGTTGCGGTAAACCCTAGAACATTCTCTAGAATGGAAGAAGTGCCAGTAGATAAGTTTATTGAAGAAGTTGTACCTACTGCAACCAGTTTAGAAGTTTTGCTGGAGAACAAACATACAAGTAACTTTATGAGTTTGTTTGCACCAGAGTATCGTGAAGCACCTACTTTATTTAAATGGGATAATGGTATCTCTTGGTCTTATGCTGATGGTTTAACAGATAGTGTTAAAGAAAGGGTTAAAGCAGCAGGTGGTACAGTAGAAGGGGAATTAAGAGTTTCACTTGAATGGTTTAACTATGATGATTTAGATTTAAGTGTAGAAGAACCTAATGGTAATAAGATTTGGTTTAGAGCAAAAGTGTCTAATAGCAGCGGTTTCTTAGATGTAGATATGAACGCTGGTGGTGGGCAAAGTAGGGAAGCAGTAGAAAACATTATCTTTAGAAACAAAAACCTTATGCACGATGGTTTGTATAAAGTGTATGTACATAACTATAGTAAACGTGAAAACATTGATCTTGGTTTTAATGTTGAAATTGAGTGTAGAGGGAGTGTAGTACAATTAGGTCAATCAACAGCAGTAGGAAACGATCAACGTATTTTAGTTGCTTCAATCTACTACACTAAGAAAGATGGTATTGTTGAACTTAAAAACAATATCAGTGAAAGTACAAACGTACAATCTAAAGAAGTATGGGGCATTGATACAAACAAGTTCCATAAAGTATCTATGGTTCTTAATTCTCCTAACTTCTGGAATGGGCAAGAAATTGGTAATAAACATACATTTTTTATATTAGATAAGGCAAGAAACACAAGCAGACCTAGAGGTATCTTTAATGAGTTTTTGAAACAAGAACTTTTGCAACATCATAAACGTGTATTTGAACTACTAGGCAATAAAATGGTAGTTGCAGATTGTGATAGACAGCTATCAGGGCTAGGTTTCTCTACTACACAGCGTAATGAAGTGTTTGTAAGAGTAACTGGTAGAACAACTAGAGTAATTAAAGTTAAATTTTAAGGAGAATAACAATGTTTGAACAAGCATCTAAATTAAAATTACGTTATAAAGTAGCTAATGGTACAATTTCTACAGAAGATTTATGGGATTTATCATTAGAATCTTTAGATAAAATTGCCAGAGGATTACATAAAGAACTACGCGAAGCCGAAGAAGTTTCTTTTATCACCAGTAATATAAGAGAAGCTGCAACGAGCCTTAATGAGTTGCGGTTTGGTATTGTAAAGCACATTATTGAGGTTAAGGTAGAGGCAAGAGAAGCTAAGAAAGTCAAAGAACAGGCAGCAGCAAAGAAAGAAACTATTAAACGTATCTTAGCTGCGAAACAAGACGAAACTTTGCAGAGCATGAGTATTGAAGATTTGCAGAAAGAACTACAATCATTGGAGTAACAATGCCTAACATAACCCACATACAACTAACAGTTGGAGCTACAGATAGAGAAATTCTTTTCCCTATAGATAAGATACTAATTTCAGATACAGATGAAGGTACAGGTGCTATAGTGTATGAGATAGGGAATACTAGAGAAGATTATCAAGGTCTAAGGGTTAGGGAACACTATGCTGATATATGGGCTAAGCTACTTACACTTAAAAGAGTTCTTATAATCTAACATGGCGCTAAACACAGACCAACAACAAGCATTACGTAGAATATGTAACTGGTATCGTGGAAACGAGATGTACTTTCTACTTGATGGGGCTGGTGGGACTGGTAAGTCATACTTAGTAAATGAGGTATTGAAGAACATAAAATCAATACCTTTACTACTAAGCCCAACTAATGAGGCATTGAAGCAACTAAAGGACAAAACAGAAGGTGATTATGAGTTTAGAACAATTCACTCCGCCCTCGGCCTTGCACCTACAACTACTGAGAAGGACATAAAGTTTGAACATATAGCTATACCTAGTTTATGGGATGACTTTAACCTAGCAGTAGTAGATGAAGTTTCAATGGTAGATAATTGGGCAATAGAATTACTTATATCTATCGGAATTAAAATACTTTACTTAGGTCACGGGAGCCAGTTACCGCCAGTTAAAACAAACCTTAGTGTATTTGATAAGTGCGTGTCGCCAGTATTTGAGAAAGGGTATCCCACAACTAAACTAACTATACCTATGAGGAATGTAGGTAAGTTATGGGAGTTTAATAACTTAATTGAGGAAACTATTTATTCAAAAGATAGACGAATTCCGAATGATTTTGACATAGATCGTGCAAATATGTTACAATACTTAGACTCACCGCAAGGTAAAGATGAATTACTACATGGTGAAACTAAGATAGTTCTTTATACTAATGGTGGGGTAGACAGGTATAATAACATAGTTAGAGACAAATTGTTTGGTTCAAGTGCTAAAAGTAAATATCTTTCAGGTGATAAGGTTATTCTTATTCAACCATTAACGGAAATTAATGAACTCGAACGATACTCTGATCTAGCTTTAAAAAGAGCAATGAATAAGGAACATGCGAAGCATTATGCTAATACAAAAGCAGAAGTTTATTCTTGTAAAGAGGTTGTTATTAAGCTTAATAATTCCTTACATATTCCTTGTTATAAGATAGAAGTTAAAACAGATGAAGGCATGAGCCAGTTTTACGAATGTATTGATTCAAACGATTATTTAAAAATATCAACGTATTATGAGCATTTAGCATGGGGCAAGCATACTAAAAAAGATAAAGACAAAGCATATAAGGAGAAACACTTTATACTAAGTTGTTTCGCTAACATTAAGCATTACTACGCTGCAACGGCACACAGATTACAAGGTGCATCAATACCTAAAGTTAAAGTAATCTTTAATGACATAGCTAAGTGTGGTAATCCGATATTGAAACAAAAACTATTATATGTAGCTTGTTCTAGAGCTATAAATGATCTAGGTATATATAGGGGAATGTTATGACAAATGATGATGGTTTGCCAATAGAGACAACTAGTTGGTACAAGGAACTAGATAGACTTTGCCAAGAATTAGGCGAAAACCCAAACTTACTTATTAGTGATATAAGTATAGAAGCATTACATGAGGAATTTGTTGTAGGTACTTTTAATAGCTCAGAAGTTACTGCTTGGACACCCAGGTATTCTTTTAAAAGTATATTGATTAATGACCATGAACATATAGTCTATGTTCCTAGAAATCCAACAAGGACGCATTAATGGCCGAACCAGTTAAAAGTTTTGCAGCTAACCTAAATCCAGAACCAGTTGCAACAGAAATACCTAAATACGAACATGGTTATTCAGAACCCGAAGTAGATAAGATAGTTAAAGCTATGGAAGGGATCAAGAAACGTGACTTACAACTAGAACCAGTTACTTTAGAGGAAATGAAAGATGTTGTTGTTCCGTTTCAAAGAATCCACAGGACAACTGTATTTAATCTAAACCCTGAAAAGCCTAAAAAGGAACCAAAAGAACGAGTAGCTAAAGAACCTAAAGAGAAAAAACCTAGAGTTAAGAAGTTAACAGCAGCAGAAAAGAAGAAAAAGATTAATGATATTGTTATGAAAATGGCAACAGGACAAGACTTAACACAAGAAGAAGAAGAATTTTTTAATGCAAATACAACTAAGGTTTAGAGGACAAATATATGTTTACTAGAAAATTAAATAAAATTTTAAGCTCGTTTCAAAATAACATCAAAGAGCTAGAGAAACTACATAACCAAATTGTAGAAACTAGAGTTGGTATTGGTTGCGAGATACAAAACTTGAACAAACAAATTGTTGTTAAGAATGAAGATGATCTTAGGCTTAGAAAAGAACAACAAAAAGTAGATACAATCAAACACAACTTCCAAAAATTAATTGGTGAGATAAGTGAATAAAGTAGATACTTTATTTCCAATAGCTTTTAGTAACTCCATGATGAATGATGTGTGGTTATGTGAGATGCTATGGTTCAGGAAGTATTGTCAAAAGTTCAGAAGTTCCGACAAAGAACCTGATTTAATTGCTGGTGGTCATTTTGCGAAAGCTTGTGAGATCGTAAGAAAAGCCTACCATAACGACAAAAAAGACCCCGAAGAAGCTATAGAACTAGGTTCAAACTACATACTAGAAGCTGAAAATACCGGACACGTTGAGAAAACTAATGAAAGAGTTGCCTTTGCCTTACGTAGATACTTTAGAAGTTTTCCCCTTGACAGTAGTTTAACACCAGTAGAATTAGCTGATGGTACTTTCGCTATTGAGTATGTTTTTGAGTTTGATTTAGGTATAGCGCATCCTGAGTTACCTGAAACTAATTTAACGTATAAAGGCAAATTGGATGGTTTATATGAGTATAGAAGTCATGGGGTTAGGGATGAGATAGTTGTTCTTGATGAGAAAACAACTAGGAAACTCCATCGTATTAATGGTACTAAGTTAGTTGATAAGACTAAAGAGGAATTACTTTATAAAACAAACGGACAATTCATCGGGTATCATTGGGCAGCAAGGCAATTAGGTGTTAAAACAGAAAAGTCTTTAATCCGTAAAGTACCCATAGCTGCAACTTACGAACCACCAGTAGAGTTGATAATTCCAGTAACACCATTTCAAATAGAAATCTGGTCAACTACTATGGTAAATAAGATCGAAGAGTTGAAAGACAAGTATATTTACTACAAACAGAATGGAGGATTACCTCATGTGGCATTTTATCCGATACTTGGGAATGGTTGTAACAACTACGACCGACCATGTTATGTTAGTGATGGTTGTTTTGACAAGTATGGTGAACAACTGATTGCAAGTAAGTACCAACAACTTGTATGGGATTCAGCGAAACAACTAGAAGTCCCATTACAACAATTTAAACTAGAAAGGGGTTTGAAATGAGTACAGAAGAAACAACTAAAGAAGTAACTTACCATGCTAGGTTAGAGAATTGGGTATTTGATTTTAATGGTAGGCTCTATGGTAATATCTTTGATGATATACAAAAGAGATTCCATGATGCTGCTATAGTTACAACATCACCAGTGGTATCTGGTAGTGTTGAAGAAGGGCAATTAATAGTAACATATTCTGGTACAATTTACTTATTAGGAAGAAGAAGATAATGGCAGCTAACATACCGTTAAAAGAAGTTTCATCAGATGCAAGGTTTGAAAAGGCAGATAAGGTAATTATTTATGCGGAAGCTGGTTTAGGTAAATCCTTTAGTGTGGCTACAGCTTTAATTGATGCACCAGAAGATCGTAGAATCATATATTTAATGACTGAACGTAATGCCGCGATAGGTTTTGAAAACGGTCTTAAACACTACAATATTAAGCCAAAAGAAGGCCAAATTATTTATGTGTTCCCTAAGCAAAAGAAAAAAGCTTTTACCAATTTATCACGGTCTTTAAAGGCTTTTGTTAAAGAAAGTAAGAAGGATAGCTTAAAGGGTAATGCAGATACTACACAAGGAACAGAACATTATACCTATCTACAAGACATTATCACAGCTTTAGAAGATTTTGTAGGCATTGATTATGTAACAGGTGAAGAAGTTAAAGTAGGTAATGTCTCGGTATTGGGTTTACAAGATATTCTAGTTGTAGATGGTTTATCACCTATAGGGTTAGAAGTTTGGAACTCAGTTGTAGGGGATAAAATCGCCATTAGTATGACAGACTATGGGCAACCACAACGGTTAATGCACATAATCTTAAATGAATTGTCGATACTGTCTTGCCCTGTTATTCTTTTAGCACATGAGAAACCTTTTACAGATGATAAAGGTAACTTAATACAACTTAGAGTTAATACTTTTGTTGGTAATGCTAACTACGCTACATTAATGGGCTTATTTACTGATGTTATTCATGCTACTAAAGTTGGGCCTACTTTTAGGTGGGAAGTAAGTAAACCTGGAGTATATACTGTAAGTAGAAGAGTAGTTGGGCAATCACAAATTGAACCTAATTTTGCTAAACATGGCTTTTTTACGGGTAAATAAGATGAAAGTACTAAATTACACATTATTGGCGTTAAATCTATTTTTCTTTGTAGCAAATATAGCACTATGGGTAAAGTTTGGTGGTTACCTGCAACTTATTGGTATACTAGCTTCTTTAGTGGGAATGTATTTTGCGTATCAAAAGATTTTAATTGAACGAAGAATAGAAAAATTAACAAAAGGTAAATAATGTATGTATTATTTGATAGGCTTAGGTATCTTATATGTAATGTCTTTGACAACAGCATATTTTATACAAAATTATAGAAGAGAACGTAGTTTCTTATCACTAGGTTCAGCTATATTTATGACAATGAACATAATTTTAATTTTAGGAAAAATGTTAAGTTTGTAAAAATATTTTAAATAACCTATTGACATAAATTTAAAAATCTTTATAATAACCAAACACTTAGAGATTAAACAAATGAAATTAACTTTTACTTCTGTACTATTTCTTATCTTTTTAGTACTTAAACTTACCAATACAATAACTTGGTCTTGGTGGTGGGTATTCTCACCTTTCTGGATTCCACTAACACTAGCTGCATTTTTCTATTTATTAGCATACATACTAGCTAGAAAGTATTAAACGTAAGGCCGATACCTTACAGTCATGACCGTTGTACTTCAAACAACTGTAGAATATGGTAAACTACAATAAACTAAACAAACAACTTAAATTTAAATAAGAGACAATTAAAATGGCTAAATCAACTACTACAGCAAAACGTTCTTTCGGTGTAAATACTCAAGACATTCCAGAAACACTCCCATTACTTGAAAATGGTTTCTATGCAGGTGTTGTAACTAATACTTCTATTACAAAAGCTAGTGACCAATCATCGCATATTAAGATTGTAGAAGAACAAGTATATGATCGTGATGGTAAAAAATGGGATAAAACAGGTGAGTACATTATTGATGGAACTATCTACTTTGGTGTAGCATTAAATAGTAAAAAAGCAATTAAAGTACTTCAACGTGATGAACCTAAATTCTTCGGTAGAATCAGATTGAAGTTCGATAAAGAAGCATTAACGTATGTACCTAACCAAGTTCTTGGTGGTTTCTTAGCAGCATTGGGGATTAAGGATATTGACTTTAATGCACAAGCTGAACAAGACTTTGTTTATAATGATGCTATTGAGATTCCAGAAGAATTAGCACACGTACCTAATATTGTGGATATGCTTAACTCAGTAGAATATCAAAAGATTTTGTTTGGCTATATTTGCCAAGCGGCTAACGGTCTGCCTTGCATCGCTTCAATTGTCAAAACAAACGGTTATCCCGATACAACAAAACAAATTAACGCTTTAGGTCAAGGCCAATATCAAGATTCTTGCGGTATTGTGGCTTATACTGAAGGCGCAGAGTTCGACCTTGAAGATTAATAGGAGATGGTTCTATGATTTTCGAAGATATTGTAAATGGCAAAACTTACCGTGATATAGAAAATGGTATTACAGGAAAAGTAATTGGTAAATATGATGGTTTGCATGTAAAGAATGTAGACTTTCAACCACTATCACCTGATGGTACAAGTAGGGCACAGAGTTATTGGGCTTGGCCTAGTGTCTTAGAAGAAGTATAAAGGATTCATTGCACAAGGAAGTGCATTTACTAATAGGTAAGGTAATGCTTAGAACAGAGTGGTATGCTATTAATTCTTGGAGAAGATTTGATACTCTAAAGAAGAAAACTAAGTTATCTAAACGCCAGAAGATGTTAAAACAACAAGAAGAGAATAAAAATGTCGAGACAAAATAAAAACGCTAGAAAAATTGCTTTACGTAAACAAGTTACAGCTACACATAAGCAAGGTGGAAAGATTCCATTTACTAAAAAGTTAACATCAGTAAACAAAGGAAGATGTATCACAGTAAAAGGGGTTAGACAAAGCATTAACACAAGCAATCAAAGTTCAAATTCACATAAGAAAGAAGATGTTTAAAAAAGGTGACTTTGTAGGGTTTAATTCCCATAACAAACAATATTATCTTTTAGTCTTAGATACCCTACCTAACAAACTAATTCATTGTTATGATCCGTTTCTTTGTGTTAAATTAAAACTTAATCGTGACCGACTAACACATTTACCTGATTTTATGCTAGCTAATTGTGTTAATCATAGAACTTTGGGTTTACGCACAGTAGGTAGTGTTCTAAAACAAGCTAAGGAAAAGTATATTAATGAGTATAATACTTAGAAGTAAGTTTCCGAAAGAGAAAACAGTTTTACTCCTTAACGATCAGCCATTTAAGAATGAAGTTCAAGATGGTGAGAAATTTAGTAGTGCGGCCAATACAGGTTTATTAACTGCTTTACGTACAGGTAAATGTAATAATTATAGTGGCATAACACCAGAAGGTTATAAAGGTATTGTTTCTACTGACATTTACCAAACATACTTAGACTACGAACCATTCAACGAAGGTAATTTTGACTATACTAGGGAGATTAAGAAAAGAAAGGATTTACAACTAGTACAATATGGGGAAGGAGAGGGGGAGTATTGTCTTTTAGACAAAGAGTATGAGTTTGTTGTAGGTGAAGATATTTTACCTCATGAATATCACAAACTAGAACATCAAAAAGATGTATATATCTCAAACCGTTTACACAAAGAACTTCAAGGTTTAATAGAAGAAATAAGAACTGTAAAGCCTAAGTTAGTTGTTGTAACTGGTAAATGGAGTTTGTTCTTTTTAACTGGTTTATCTAGTGTAGCACAAACACAAGGTAATCACAAAGATAAAAAACCTTTAGGGGCGTTAAATACATATCGTGCATCTATTCTAGAACCACATGAAGTATACAATCTACCACCTACAGTAGTTGTACCTATCTTTCATACAGTAAATGCAATGGGTATGCCTGATAAAGTTCCAGTTATTAATATGGATTTACAAAGGCTAGGTTGGGTTTATCAGGTTATCAAAGAACAAGGAGTACAACATTACTTAGTTCCAGATAAGAACTTAATTCTTGGTACAGATAAAGAAACGGTTTTAAGTTATCTAAATGCTTTGCTGGATAGGTTAAATGAAGGTAAACGTAAGGTATCGGTGGATGTAGAAACGATGTTTTCTTCATTGATTGATTGTATAGGTATTACAGACTCAACAGAAGAAGGTTTATGTATCCCATTTGCTCATGTGGGAAACCCTAACTACTGGTCTGTAGAAGATGAAATAGTGATTATGTGTAAGATACAGGAGGTAATGCTTCATCCTAATTGCTTGCACGTAGGGCAAAACTACTCATACGACTGTCAGTTTTTCTATGATATGTGGGGAATTAGAGTAGATTCTGATACCGATACAATGATTCTTGCCCATGTATTATATAACTATCGCCCAAAAGACTTAGCATTTTTAGCTAGTTTATACTGCGATACTTACAAATACTGGAAGGACGAGGTGGATGCAACCAAAGAAGCACCAGAAACTAGATGGAAGTATAATATCAAGGATATTTGTTACACCCTTGAGATTGCAGAAGTTCTGTTAGATTTATTAAGTCAGCAACCAGTTAAACTACAAGAATTTTACCAGTTTCAACAGTACGAAATTGCACCAGTTCTAGTTGACGTAATGAATACAGGTGTTAGGGTAGATTTAGATGAGAAACAAAGACTACATGACCAGTTGTTAGCATTAATGAATCGTGTAGAAAAGATGGTTAATGATATTATTGGGATGGAGATAAACCTAAACAGTCCTAAACAGATTAAACAACTCTTTACGGACTTCTTAGGTATTAAAGCAGTAATAGATAAAAAGCGTAAAACTGAATCATTCGGTAGTACTGCGATGGTGGTTTATCTAGCTGAATACCCTATCTACAGACCATTGATAACATTAATCTTAGAGTACAGATCAATTAAAGTATTTGTTAAAACATTTTTATCAGCTAAAGTTGATGATGATGGAAGGATGCGGACATCTTATAATGTAGCTGGAACTAAATCTTATCGTTTATCTTCTAGGAAAAATGCTAGAGGTAAGGGTATGAACCTTGCGAATGTACCTTCTAAGGGTAAGATTGACCTAAAATACGCTTTAATGGAGTATGAAGAAGATGAAGAGATAGAAATTGATGAAGATATTGATGGAACTATACCAGAATACGAAGGTATTGTAAAGTTACCTAACTGTAAATCATTATTTTTACCAGATGATGGACATACTTTCTTTAATATAGACTACTCCGGTGCAGATGCTATGGTAGTAGCTTGGGACAGTGATTGCGCTTGGTTAAAGAACTTCTTTAATACCTGTGATGAGAAGCTATATATTTACATTGCTAGAGAGTACTTACAACGAGAAGTTAATTCAGATGATCCATTCTATAAGAAGATTAAACAATTCGTCCATTTAACTAATTATGGTGGTATGGAAGAAAAGGCAGCAGCAAGTTCTGGTTTGCCTATACCTGTAGCTAGGGAGTTAAGAAGGTGGTACTTTGATAAATGTCCTGAAATTCCAGATTGGCAGGAAAGAATTAAAAGTGATGTTTATAGTAAAGGGTATATTGAGAATATCTTTGGGGCTAGGTTCTGGTTATTAGATAGGAATTGTCCAACTTTACTTAACCAAGCTTATGCTTTAATCCCTCAGTCAACAATCGCTATTCTAGTTAATAAAGGTTTAGTTAATATCCATAAGAATGAAAGAGGCATTGTAGATGCTAGAGGGGTAAGAATAAGAAATGTTCAACCATTAATGCAAATACATGATGCTGTAGCAGGACAATTCTTGACAACAGATGTACAAGCACCAAGACGAATTAAAGAACACATGACTATAACCATACCTTACAATGATCCACTAGTTATTCCTGCTGATTTAGAAACAAGTGTAATTAGTTATGGTGATTGTAAAAAACATATTTTTGATAAGGCGGCCTAATGTTTCCAATTAAATTTAAACTAACAGAACAAGCAATTGAAATCAGTAAAGAACAAGGTATTGACTTTACACCAGTAAGAGGAAGTAAGTTAGCAGGAGGTTATGATATTAAAAACTGCTCATCAGAACCTATTGAAATCCCTTTAGGACAAACAATCCAGTTACATACAGGTATTCACTTAGATATTGGTGATACGTCTGAAATAACTACAGATGATGTTGTATTTGCTGCATTGATCGTACCTAGAAGTGGTTTAGGTTCTAAAGGTTTCTATCTACGCAATACAATAGGTGTAGTTGATGCTGACTTCCAAGGGGAAGTACTAATTCGTGCAAGTAATAGAAATGAAACCCCTATTACTATCTTACCTGGTGAACGTATTGCTCAATTGTTATTTGTGCCTTGTGGTGTCGTTCAGTTTATCGAGGTAGAAGAGTTTGAAGAAGTAACTGAACGTGGTGAAGGTGGTTTCGGACATACAGGTAGAAGCTGATGAAACCAGACCAACAAAAATCATCTTACGATGCAGCAACTTATCTAGGTATTTCAATAGATGACCTACATTCTTACGATAAGTTGATTAGTTATACTATGAGAGGTTTTAATAGAATCTATAGGGTTAAAGATTTAGATTTGTTAAAACTAAAACTTGAAGATTTTAAAGGTGGGAAGTTATGAAGGTAGAGCTAGTTGATTGGAAAACGCAAGATTTTCCAGAATATTTAACAATACTTTTAGATAAATCTTTAGATGTTTTATTAACAGGTAGTAGATATATTTGTAATCCTCCAATAGAAACTACAGATACAGATATTGTTATTCTAGTTAGAGACAGTGAATCTTTTTATAGCGATTTTGAAAGGGCTTGGAAAGATTGTAGCAGTTCGGAATATTCGGAATATTGGGATACAGGTACTTGTATAGTTAGACGGGATAAGTATAATTTAATTGTAGTAGATGATTTAGATAAGTTCAATCGTTGGGTTCTTGCTACTAAAATAGCAACTATATGTAATATACAAGAAAAACCCAACAGAGCTGAGTTATTTGAGTTTGTAAAATATAAACCATTTATGTCACCAACAAGTTAAAATATGCTAAAACTACCTAAAAAAGAGTTAGATGTTCCAGTATTAATTCGCCAAATTCTAATCGATACAAACTGTTCTATTAAAGAACTAGCAGATGCTACAGGTTACTCTGAAAGCTATTTAAAGAAAGTAAAGGTAGAAAGTATGGATGGTTTTGAGATACAAAGGGCAGTTAACCTTTTAGGTATTTACTTACTTAACACTTCTAGAGATATACCTTTAGTTGGTGATTATGAAGAATAGTGGTGCGTACCTGCTAACTCCGAAAGTACGTAAAATTATAAGATAGGTGTTCTATCGGGGAAGTGAAATACCTTCCCTTCTTTTAACTTATAGGCTTAATATGATCTATTACTTTAGTTTTACAACTTTATTTACACTACTCATGCTTGTGATTTGCTGGAAACAGTACAAAAGAGCATCTTTAGCAAAGAAACTTATTATACCTATTGGTACAATAATCTTTTTTCCAATACTTGTCGGTATGGTTATATATGATATGCGGAAAGAGCGAAAACAATCCACTAAAGCTTAAATCAACAAAACAATGTATTTGTGGCAATGACCGATTAATTAAACTAATGTCCTTAAAACGTAAAATATGTAATCAATGTGATACTTGGATATTTTGGGATTTAGACGAGAATCAAGAACCTTTATTGTAGGAGCTAGAAAATGATTAAAGATAACCAGATTAAAGAAGCATGTAAAGAAGTAGATACTTTATTACTTACTGAATCAAACAAAACATTAATTAAAGAAACAACTGATGCTTTAATTACTTTAAATAAGGATAAAAAGGCTTTACATGGTTTAGTTAATGAATTGTTAACAGAAAATCAACGATTAAATGCTTTAATAGATAAGTATAAAATTACCTTTTGGGGTTTTGTTGGCTTAATTTTACTTTTATTGGTGTTATAGATGACATTAGGAATACAAAAAGTACTGCATCTTCACTTAGAAGAGTCTAAAAAACGTCCCAAGATTAATGGTGAGTATATGTACTCAACTAAATTAGATGGATGGTTTTGTTATATAGACTATTTAGGCTATGGTGTATGGGATTGTGTACGTAGTAGGCAGCATAGAGAAATACCTTCTATGTACCATGCTATGCTCTATTCAAAACAATTACCTAATCCTAATGGTAGATATAGATTCATCATGGAAGCAGTTATACCTGGGAAGTCTTTTTATGAAGCCAATGGTATAATGAATAGGTCTGTAGGGGATTGCCAAGCCGAAGAAGTGGAGTTTCATATACATGATATGATTAACTTAGATACGTACAATAAAGATTGGTTATCTAATGAAGCTTGGCATAGGTACAAAGACTTAAAAGAATGGTTTGGAGATACTGAATCAGAGAAGTTTAAGATACACCCATTGTTAGGAGTATCAGCTAATCGTAATGACTGGATGGAAGCCTTCTATAATGCAGAGCAAACTGGTGAAGAAGGCATAGTACTTAAACATTGTCATAGTTTATATCAACCAGACAAACGTAACTCATCTTTGATGAAAATTAAACTGGAAAATAGCTTCGATTTACTTTGTATCTCCCACTATACATCAGAAGGTGAAAAAGGTAATTTAGCACATAATTTACTACTTAAAGATAAAGCTGGTAATAAGGTTCCTGTAGTAATAGCTAAACATTCAGTTATTGAATCATTTGATTATATTGATCCTGTAGGTTTAGTAGTAGAAATATGGTGTATGTTACGTACTAGCGATGGAGTGTACAGGGAACCGAGATTCAAAAGCATCAGAACAGATAAACTACCAAGTGAGATAGATTAATGAAACAGCATTATGAAGTTATAGTAGCAGACGTTGAAACAACTGGATTAAATAATCATCCAACATTAGGTCGTCCACAAGTAATTGAGTTAACAACTATCCCTTTAGACGAAGATTTAGTAATCTATAAAAATAAATTAGCGTCTGTAGACATAGATTATCTATCAAATGCTTTACAGGCAATCGCCTATACTGAAAGGTTTTTACCTAGTATGCCTATTCACCCAGAAGCAATTAAGGTTCATGGTATTTACTATAAAGACTTAATGGGGTGTAGGAAAGAAGAAACATTAACTTTCTCACCTACAGTAAAGTATATGTTAGGACATAACATTAAGTTTGACCATAGATGTTTAGGGAAACCGGATGTTAAGTTAATTTGTACAATGGAATTGGCTAAAGTAATTGACAAACACTTTAAACTAAACTTCGACTCACATAAACAAGATAATTTAATAGTTCATTTTTATGGTGAAGAAGCTAGAAAAGTAGTTAAAGATAAACATGATAGTTTTACAGATACAGTTAAGACTGTTATGTTACTAAAGAAGCTATTAGAGTTTATTCCTGCGATTGATAGTTGGCAAAAACTATATGAATTCCAAACAATTTTAAAAGGTAAAAAGAAATGAAAGTAGAACAAAAAACACCAGAGTTTAAACCCGTTGTATTAGAAATTACCTTAGAAACTTTACAAGAAGTACAAGACTTTTACAACATATTCAATCACTCAGGTATACTAGATAGTACTAACTTTGATGGAAGTATAATTAGAAATAAGTTAACAAGCAACCACACAAATGTATCCGATAATTACCAACCATTCGCTGATAACTTAGACGCTTACTATAAAAGGAAGTTAAGTTTATGAGTTCAGAAAACAACGGAGGAAAGACTAACTACTACGACTTACCTTTACCTGACAGAGATAAGTTAAGAACCATTTTGATAACCTCTAGTTTAAGTGTAGAGCAAGCTATTGACGAAATATTAAAGTTATGTCCACAAACACTTAATGATTTAATAGAGTATAAACAAATGAAACCTTGGCAGCATGAAGTTATGAAAGCTAACTATGCTATAAACGAAAGAGCTAAAAAAGGTGAGTTTGCTTCCGAAGAAAGGGAAATTAATAAGATTATTTATTATGCTAATCGTGGATTGAACTTAGTTAGGAAAGATAAATGACCGAACCATTAAAAATAACACAAAAAATAGTAGATCAACAAGTAAAGAAAGTAAAAGGAGTAGACCAAAGTGCAGATAGGCTAGAAATTACAGTACCGGAACCTGTAGGTATCCATGAAGGTGTAGCTAGAGAGGAGATACTAGCAGGAACTACCTACAAAATAAAACCTAACGGCCAATTCAGCTACTATATAACTATAAATAACATAGAGATTGATAACAAAGTTTATCCTTTCGAAGTGTTTATTAACTCCAAAGATACTAAACATTTTGAATGGACAGCTACTTTAACTAGATTAATCTCAGCTATCTTCCGCAAGGGAGGTGATACTAGATTTATCATTGATGAACTAGCTGCAATTCATAGTCCTAGTGGTGGTTATTGGAGTAAAGACAAAGTAACAGGTAAAGGTAAATACTATCAATCATTAGTTAATGAAATTGGTGATATTATTAAACTCCATTTAGATAGTTTAGATGATATAAACAATTGCAATAAAGAACCTAAAAAGTATGTAGTAGCCTTGGAAGATGCTATTGTACCAAGTGAGGGTGAATTAACTATAGGAGAAGTTAAAAAAGGGTACACAAATGCTAAACAATGTCCTGATTGTAATAATATATCAGTAGTAAAGTTAGATGGATGTGATACTTGCTTAGAGTGCGGATACTCTAAATGTGGCTAATATGACTAAACTACTTCTCGAATGTTATATTATAGTAATGACAATAGCAGTTATGTTTACTATTGGCCTTTTAATAGGAGATAAACTAGATGTTGGACAAGATAGCTTTTGTAGTTATTTTAGTGGTGTTGTTTGTAACTTCTTATATTAAAAAGATTTTCGACTGATCCACAACTGCACAAGGATGTGCAAACCTACCCACCAAATCCTTCCAAATTCTGGCGAACTAGATTTACTAATACGTAGGTACAGGTAAATTTATCGACGCTCAAATCAAATAATTGTTGAGAATCATTCTCATCTATCTTCCTTTATTTAGTTTTAATTGGTAATCTACCTTATCATAAACTACTAAAATGCCCTTATTAAACTAAATACTAAATCTTAATTAGCTAGTTCAACTGGCGACCCAAACACTAACATATATAAATTTCGGCGACCCAATTTTACTAAAGTATCTAACAACCTCCTTCCTTTGGCGACCTACATCCACTAACACCTATACATACAACTAACAACAACAACTAACTCCCAACTTCAAAACGATAAAACATCTTACCATTTAAAATCATTGCCGAAGGCTTGACAATCATCCAAAATTCCGGTATTCGCGCGCCCGCTTCATTTATATACGCTCACACACCGATTGGCACGATCCTTGCTTATCCTATCTACTCTACCCACAACTAACTAAACCTACCAAACACTAAAATAAATAACTAAACCTATTGACACTTACCACAATATGTATATAATTCTCCATCAAGGACTTCGACAAACAGTTATACAGTAAACGGACTTTGAAACAAGCTAAAAATAAATTTGACAAGCTTGTAAAAATTAAATTAAAATAGAACTCAAGTTAGAAGCAACTAACTTAAACCTTAAACCTAAAAATAAACTGGAGTTTCCAAATGAACACAATTACAGAATCAGTTAAAAACATTTTATCCTCTAATGCTATTGGAGTTGGCAAGACAACCGACATTGCAGAAGCATATACTTTTGTGGATGAAAACACATTATCAATAGAGTCTGTAGGCAGCTTTACACTTTCCGACTCTATTCAAAAAGCAAAACTGATTCAAATGCTTGCATCCGAAGGCAAAAAGACATCATTAGAGTCTTTGTCTAAAACTTTAAAGGCTATGGAACTCGGTTATCTTGGCGTAGCACACCAGAACAATGCCGGTAAAGGAACTAAAACATTTTCTAAGCCAATTCCAACGGGTTCGAACATTACTTCGGATGATTACCTAAAAAATGCCGTTGTACTTAACCTTGCTAATATTGAATTAGCGGATGAGTTACTAAGTTTAGATACAGCAGTTATCAATCTAGATGGTGACATACCAGCAAGCGCAACTAAAGCAGATATAACTAAGAAATACAATGAAGCTGTAGAACTGCTTAAAGCCTATCAAGATTTATTCATTACTGAAACGAACAGAGAAACTTATTCTGTAATGGTAGATAAGGAACAAGCTTTAGCCGCTAAGTTTGCCGCCTTAACTGATGATGGTTTCACTAACATTTTGCCTGCTGGTGATAGTCTTACAGCTTATGTAGATGTAAGTAATGCTAAAGACCTACAAAACAGACTCACAACTTTAGGTTATAGCTTTATCAATGCAGACTTTTTGGCCGATAAAGGTGTTATTTCAGTCTATTTCAAAGAACTACCTAAGAAAGAAACTAAAGAAACAGAACCAGCTTAGTCAATAACTTAAATAAAAGGGTATATTACCGTATACCCTTTATCAACCTAAAAGGTGTCATCATGCCAAGAATAAAAGCACTACCTAAACCAGTTAGAACTATTATTGAGTTCCACATAAGATCGTATTGGGATAAAACAGCAGGCAATACCTACTTTTCGGCTCAAGTAATAGTTAATAAAGATCATGACAACATCATTTATATACCTATGCAAATAGGTTATGATAATCATCCTTATATAGTATGTCTGGAAGCTGTATCTAAAACCTACAAACGCTTAAAAGATATTAATTTATATGGTTTTGACTTCGGAAAAGCAGGTATTTATATCTCTAAAAATATTAGAGATGTAAATTATAAAGGCTGTAAAGAGTTTGGAGAACGATAAATGATTACTAAAGAGCAAGCTTTAAACCTTAAACACGGTCAAGTTATTAAACAAGTTAGAACCTACGGCCCGGATTACATAGTTAAACATGATTCAAATATGAGAATGTATAAACATTATCTTAATGAAACTGTTTTAGCTAAACCTATTAACTGGCGCGTTAATGGTTCCATTAAAACATGGAAAACACGCCCGGATGAGTTCAAACTGCCTATTAAACATGGTCTATACAACTATGGATACATTGACCATACAAACAATCATTTATTTGAATTGGTGGAATAGTTATGTCTAAACAATACAGAGTTATAACAAAAGATTCTGATAGTAAGTACACTTTAATGACTAATTGGACAACTAAGTCCGAATGTAAACAATATATTATTGGCCGTTGGGGACATTGGCCGCCATTCGCTTTTATTTCTACTGCAAAAACAGATCAAACAATTAAACGGGTTTTAGGTTTATGAAACCAACTAAAGATAAGTTTAAAAACAAAGACGGTAGTTTGACTTTATATTCTTTAGCTTGTGGTTATTTGCAACAAAAGAAACTACACGACGACACAATAATAGTTGAATTAAGCCTTGATGGCTGTTTCCATATTAAAGTATATAAGGATTGTGGTTTAAACCGTGAAAGCCTTTTATGGGATTGTTACGACACTTTAACAGAAGCTAGAAAAGCGTATCGGCAAGCAATAAAGGAATTTAAACATGAAACACAAGCTAATTAAAAATGGCCGTACAATCGCTTACATAAACCTTAACAAAACATGCCTTAAATCCTTTCTACAATTAGTTTTAAGAGGATTTACGGTTGAACCAATAGAAGGATAAAGGACAAGCTCACAATAAACCCTATTAGCCTACAAGCTTTTAGGGTTTTATTTTGCCTTCGGGCTTGGCAATTAGATTAAACTACTATAACCTATAGTCTAACTTAACTAATTTACAGGACATTAATCATGATTACTTTAGTTATCCTACCATTAATTGCTTTAATCATTTACTTTATAAAGGTTTCAATATGAATAATATAGATAAATTAATAAATATAGCTACTGGGCAACATATAGCTGGTTATATCTCAAACTTAGGTGATAATAGCATTACATTTTATGGTTTAACTGATATAGAGCTAGAACGCTTTGTTAATAGAGCAGATGCTTTAGACATTCAATTTAAACCTTACAATAAACAATCCGGTGCAGTTACTTTAATTATTAAAGGTTAGTTTATGAACAATATCCTAGAACATTTAATCGACGTTACTATAAAAACAATCTTGTTATTAGTTGTTGTTGCTTGCGTAGCATATCCTTTAGTTAACTATGTCAAGGCCGCTAACAACTATCATCAATCCGAAATTAATAAAGTAATTGGAGAATAGCTGTGTCTATACGTAACATTAAATTAATTGAAAGTAAGTCCATCTTACATTTAACAACCTACGTGCAGGTTAAATATAATAGTGACATAAAAGAATACTATTGTGTACTGACTGTTAATGGAGTCAGACAATCTGATTCAACATACTACACAGACGATAAACAGGACGCATTAGGTACAGCAAAAGCCATGCTAGAACGTGTTATAGGTGACTCAAATGTATAATAAACTCATTCTTGTACTTGTTATTGTAGCTTTAACCGGATGCACTACCTTACCTGCAAGTTCAACAAGCCCTTATAACATGATTCGATCTCAGGTTGATTTAGTTAATACCGGATTTATCTACACAAACTATTAAACCGGCGACATGGGCGCACATATACATACAAACAAGGCTAGATACTTCAATATCTGGCCTTTTTAATGCCCTTTTACATTAGTTTATTATCATTTAATTATATAAACTAGCTAGTACAATAAACAACTAACTGTCAAGATATTTATTTACGCTACGCAGTATTGACAAACTAAAAAATGCTCATAGCGCCACGTTTAACTAGTACCCAATACACTTGTTTAGCTTATCTATTAAACGCCTCGCTACGACGATATTTTACTTTGTCAAGATATTTATTTTAAGCTAAAAGTTTGTAAGCCTAGGGTAAAGTATGTTATGTGCGAGTTATGGCTAATTAGATAAGCTACTTGACAAGATTAGCTAACTTGATATAATGGAGCCATCCCAGACGGGAATTAACAAATAACCCTTTAATCTAGTAGGAAATTATCATGACAACTAAACAAATAAACGAATATTTAAGAATAGTATTAATGAACTATGGTGTTAATGAAATTGACCAGATTAGTTCTAAAAATGAAAGAACAATTGCTATATATACAGACTTGGATGAATGGAAGCTAAACTGTTTAATTAACTCTTTGGAAGTTATGTTCCATGAAGTTCAAGTAATTAAAGATAACTTTGGAATCATGCTTACAATTACTTTACGCAAACCAGCTTAAGGATAAGCCCATGTTAAATAAAATAATAAAAGACGTAGATCATACTAAGTACAAATACAATGATACTTGGTTAGTTATAGATAATAACAATTTAATCATTGCAACTTTTGACAATGAAGATGATGCAATCTATACAGCAATACAATTAACGCCCTTGGACGAAGTGTGTTATTCAGTTCTTAAAGCTTGTAATGTGATTATCTAACCGGCGACAAGCTTACCACTAATGTACATGGATGTACTTTAATAACATTAAGAAAGGTACTCCGAACAACAAAATCTATATGCGTAAAGTTTACACGTGGACATAGAGTACATACCAAATTTTCCCCAAAAGTCCAACAACAGTTATAAATAACAACTAAATACTTGCTTCGCACCTTGTTTACCTGTTAAACTTACTTTATTTATATAAATAAGGTATTGAAATGGACAAGGTTATACAATTAATAGGGGCGGAAGGGTGTTATAGTCGTAAGTACAAGCCTAAACAGAAAGGAGTGTCATACTATAAACCATCCAAACTGTATTACTTGCAGTTTATTTATGGTAAAAAGGTTTATTATAAACTTGGAATTACAACAAGGACAGTTGAAGAGCGTGTTAAAGAGTTAAAAGTTCCTTTATTTATACAAGTTAATGTTATTGCGACCTCAACAACTCAACCTTTTATAGTTCTTTATAATATAGAACAGAATTTACATAGGTTGTTTAAAGAAGATAGGGCGAAGGGTATTAGTTTTATATCTAGTGGTAGGACGGAAGTTTATAAAAGAGATATATTAGGTTTGTCGGGAACCGACCCTGAATAGTGCTTACTTCTACTTTCTATTTATATATTTATATATATATATAATAGGTTATATAGTTAAGTTGCCAGCTTGTCTGGCCCTGAACAGTGGTTGTTAGATTAACTGTTGTTACTTGTTTATAGTAGTTAATTTAAACTAGTAGTTGTTTTGAGTGGTGAGTAACGCACACCCACCGCCACGGCCTTTAGGTTGTTATCTAAGTTATTAGTTGTGTTGTGAGAACTAGCTTATGAAATAAAGAAAATTTTGTTTGCTTTTGATTTTCTTTCATATACATATCATAGGGCGGTCGGGGCCCCTGGAAGCCTTGATTTTACTGGGTTCGTGAAAAAACAGGGTGTACATTTTATCCCGAAAAGTGTACAAAAAATCCCGAAAAGTGTACAGTTTATCCCCCGACTGACTTTAAATGTTAGTTGACTAGCTGTTTAAAAAGGTGTACAATAAAACTTTAATTACGTACACCTAAAGATAAGAATAATATGAAAGCAATAGAGACATTACAAAGATTGGGTTTAGTTAAATCATTAAGAGATAACTTAGTGTATATAGATAAGTGGGATTGGGTACACTATATGCTGAAAAGAAGAAGTAAGAGGAAAGCTAAACCAGTAACAACATTAGGTTTAGCTAAGAAGTTGGAAAAGTTAGGTTTTGTTGTGTTGGTGGTTTAAACCTTTATAGGTTATTTCGGATATGTGGCGAAGGCAAGCTAGACAAATTTGTGTGAGAGTCTAGCTTGCATTTGTTAACACACTTACTTACAGTTAAACACTTGTCTTGTTTTGGTGGAATTAAATTCATCACAATACCATTGTTTACCTAACTGTGTATTCTCTACTTTATCTTTAGCTTTACTATCTAAAATTGTTTGCCATTGCATATTACTAGGTTTGTCAATCCCTCCATTAAACAAGCTACATTTATGATCCACCACATAACCTTTTCTACCATTAGGGTATCCGGTCAGTCTCTTAAACTTCTTAACTTGATAGGATGATCGACAAGCAGCATAACTTTGATCCATATAAACGGCCAAACCTAATAAAATAACCACAAAAACACACGTTTTAACCATAAATTTCTTTACTTTATTCATTTTAAACCCTTTAAACTTCTATAATAGTTGTTGGTAAACTGTAGTAAGATGTTAGATGATGGTCGAGTTGTCCTAAATCTTCTAACTTACCTTGAATAGTATACATTAATTCTTTCTTTTTATCCAAATCTTCTGGGTACAGGGACATAAAAATAGGCCGATTTTTGCCGTTTGAGCGTAGTAAATTTAACATCGCATCCCTATCATTACTTTCCATCAAACCGAGCTTGAGAGCAATTCTCCGGTACTTGACACCAGCTTCCGTCAACAAGTCTGCACTATCAGTTCTATAATGGTTTCCTGTATCAACAATAGACCATGTTTCGCCCTTTTCAAAATTCCTCGCAGGACTCCAGTACTTACCTATAACCATATTACCTACTTCCAAGTACCCATCAGTATTACCTGTATCAGTTAAACCTATAGTTACTTTCTCACCACTTATATCTGGAAAATAAACTACCCCCATAGCGCCAGCACCATAAGCGTAACTATGTATAGTAGGTGAGATACCAGAAACACTAGATTCATTTGACATAACTAATGTGGCCGCTGAAGTATAAGCAGGTACAACATCTGTATCTAGAGTAAATACCTTAACTTCAACCGTAGCTAGTACTGATAAGTTAGTAAAAAACAGTGCAATAAAGTTAATAGTTTGTGAAGTGTTAAAAGTAGTTGAGATAATCTGCTCACTAGCAACACTTGTCGTTCGCCAAACAGCAGATTTTCTAGAGTTTAGTAGATTATTTACTGGCATCGTAGCTACTTCAGTAGTTGCCGTTAGGCTATTTACCAGATTTCCACCTTCAACTAGATTGTTTGCACATATACGTAAGCAAGCCATTATTCCCATCCTGTAGTTATGTTATACGAAAGTATGTTATTTAGGGCAGTTTCAGTGTTTTCTTGACCTAAAGTAGTTATGTTATCTTTGTGAATAAAGCTTTTTGCCCAAATTAAGGTTTCTCTGTCGCCTAGGGCAGCGACTACATTATCTAACCAAGTAGCATAAGCAGTTGCATTTGCCCAAGTATGTATTGTATTACCTGCATCACGCCAAAAAAGTTGATCAACAGGTAAGGTAGAGGTAAGTCTTGCTTTGGCACCTATATGTTGTTGTTTCTTTTCTATGTTTCTTATAGCTTCTTCATCTGCTTGGATAGTTATGCTATCTACTGTGATATTTGCAAACCTACGAGTATCACGTTCTTTTTCAATGGCTTTGTGTATAGTATAAACTGCTTTGGCTACAGTAGGAACCCAGGAGTTACTTACACTGTCCCATTTATGGTACTCAGTAGGAGGATTACCTTTCTCTACAACTTCCCAATTAAGCATGTAGTAGTTAGTTTTAGGGTACAAACCTTCAATTATAACTTCTCCAGTGCCAACTTGCGCCATAAATTCATTAAGAGGACAACTACCATGTCGTAGATATTCCCCATTCATATCGTAAATTGTAAATGTTTTCATCGTTTCAATGCCATTAAAGTTAAACCTACATCACCTACAAAACCAGTAGTACCTCCACCTGTATCACTATAATGTAACTCTGCACTAAATGATATTGCACCAGTCCCAGGAGTAGATACAAGTACTGGCTCACTAAAACTAACTACATGACCTGATATTGTGCCAGCCGGAGCATTAGGTGTTACTGCTACAAATTTGTTAAGTATATAAGTACCATCTACTTTTAACTTACAAACCATACTAGCGCGTGTATCTACTGTAGAGTTGTAGCGGGAAGTTAGTACTCCTGTTATAATAGCTAGTACGTTTTCAGAATCAGAGTCAAATGCTAAAGATGTTACTATATTAGTTGATGAAGTTCCTGAGTTATTGCTATAAGACATTTTAGTAATAGTGTTATTAGCTATAAGTGTTTTATAGTTAGCTGCACCTATTTGACCATTTAAATCTGTACCTATAGTTGCCCCTTTTGTAGCATCCATCGCTCCTGTATAGTCTGTACGGAAGTTAGGTGGTTGATTAAAGGCAGATGGTATAGTAATTTCACCTGCTAATTCCTCTAACATCAAACCATCGAACATTACAATAGCACCAGTACCTCCTTCATTATCTACTCTATAGATGGCTTTAGTAGAAGCATCAGCAGTTAAATCTAAAACACCGCTTATTAAAGTCCATTCGCCAGGAGTTGCAGAAGTAGTTGCATCTACATTATAGTGGTTTCCAGCAGATGTTTTTAGATAAAGTTGTACTGGTACATTAGATGCTGCGGAAGCCCTAACCATTCCAGAAATTATCCATTTTTTGTTTGGTTTAATAGATATATTGTAGTCTGTTGTTGTTGCTCCCATATAAGCGTAGGCATCTGTACCAGTAGCAGTAATACGTAGAGCTTTAGCCCCGTAGTAGGAAAAAGAAGCATCTTGAGTAACTGTACTATTAAGTCCAGGAAATACTGGAGGTAACGAAGATTCCTCAAAGCTACTATACCTAGGGTGGCATATATTAACACCCCGACCAGCTAAAAGGTTCTGGTTATAGTAAGTTGTCCGTTCTTGTATTAACTCTTGTCGTTTGGTATAGTAGTCATAAATGGCAGAGGTAAAAGCATCTCCATCTATAACATCATCAATTACTAGACTTACCAGAACAGGTGTAACTAAGGCAGCTAAAGTGTTGTAGTTAGTTGTATAATCTGCCCGTATAGTTGCATCTAGGCCAATAATTGCTGATTGGTCATTTAATACTGTATACTCTTTAACAACAGCCAACCACCAAGTATTAAAAGTAGTTTTCTCAGCAACCGCAACAACATTATTATCTGTTATAGCAGTCATGTTAGCTATAGTAGTCAACTGGTCATCAGTTAAACCAGTTACAGATAATGGTGTAAACCTAGGTACTATTGCTTGCAGAAGTAAATCTGCTTCATTTTTTATAGTTGCCATTATGCAAGTACTCTTATTGAGGTACGTAAAGTTTTCCAGTTAATCGTAACACCAATGATTAAACCAGTAACACCAGATTGTAAGTTAAATCTTGAGTGTTGTAAAGTTATTGTTTGTCCGATTGTTAAGTTTGCTGTGTTAGGTGTTCCATCAAATTCAAATACAAACCTTTGTGCTTTCCATAAATCCCTTCTTCTATCTGCTTCTGTCTGTGCTTCTGCCTTATTAACTAGATAGGAATTTGCAGGTTCAGGATAAGTAGTTTGTTTGTAGTTGTCCTTGACAGTTGTATCAGTAGATGTTACAAGTCGCCATTCATCAGCTAAAATACTTCTACTTTGGTTAGCCAAGCCCGTTTGTAAGTTGTTTTGAGGAGTCCAGTTTTTACAGTAATTTAACATAACTGTACTTTGAACTTCTGGTTTAGCAACTATCCGTAGCGAATTAGCTACCATATCAGAACCAGTAATTGTTCTGTTTGGGGTTCCAGATAACGCTATTTGGTGTAGTTGTAACCTTCCTAAACGATTGCAAAGGACTTGAGTTTGTAAACTAGATGCAAGTTCCTGTATAACAGTTATAATGTTTTGTTTATCGTTAACGTAATAGCCAACTGCTTGTGTATGAGTGGCAATATAAGCTGCAAAGTTAGAAGAATCTATATCTCCTGAACTAAACATATCTCCAGGTTTGCCAAAGTTCAAAACAATTAATTGAATTAAGTTACCTATATCATTGTAGTAAGTTGTGTCTTTATAACCTTGTACTGAACAAGTAACATCACCATAAGGCCGACGAGTTAAGTTAAATTTACCAGTTGCAAGTAGTTTATTTATACTTACTGGCGCACCTGTAGCTCTGGTTTCTATAACATCTTCACTAGCATGGCCGCAAAACTGGTAAGTTAAGTTAAGTTGGTCAGTTAGTAAAGGAGTTACGTTGAAACATTCCCCAAAAGCATAAGGTATAATTGCTTGGGCATTTTCACTTAAACCACCTAAAACGGTTTCAGTTATTGGGGTATTTAACCTTTGTAACTTATCCCTTACTTTAATGTTTAAGGTATTTCGACTTTTTGAATCTATATCAGCAACAATTCCATCAAACACAAGCACAAAACTGCTTCTAGCGGAATTATCTAGACCGATATAGATTCTAATTGGTTGATTAACCCATATATCTAATAGCCAACTATCATACAAACCTTCCTGATTGCTTATTTCTAAGTCAGTAAAGCTAAAACTAGGAGAACCGTCTAAAGAAATATCTTCTGATGTTTGTATGTTACCAGATAGAATGTCTAGATAAGGTTGATTAGCAGGGCTGTCACCTGCTTTAGTTTTATATATTTTGTTAGACAATCTTCTAGTTATGTCAGAACCACCAGATTTAACACCTATTTCAGCAATAAGTGTTAACTGGTCTGCTTTTTCAGACAAAGAGTTTAAATCAGGTAGATTTAATAAGTTTAATAGTATAGCTAAAGACATATTTTACCTTTAAGCGTTAGTTGTTCCATTAGTTGCAAGTAGATCACGTATGGCTTTAACTTGTTGTGCTAAATCTGGTAAGGTTACGGTAGCTGTATCAAATGCACCTTTACTAGCAGTTCCAGTTGCAGCAGTCCAACCAGTATCTTGTGGGCCAAGTACTTTAGTTCCAGCAATACTAATAGAAGTAGCTACATCTATGCTTCCATCACCCTTAGCAGTTAATGTATCTACAGTTGCCCCAATAGTACCATTATGAACTTTTAATTTAATGTAGTTAAGTGCAGTGGTAGCTGAGTTAAAGACTTCTAGCTTACTTCCACGATCTGCATGACCTGGAAGCCTAGCAAATTTAAGAGAACCTGCTTGTTCTGCACTAGAGAAACAATGAAATACAGAATCTTTAGCTACTGTATTAAGCGTTCCAGATGTTGTATCCATAACCATAAAGTTATATGGGCTGGCATCTGCTGGAAAAGTTATATTTGCTATATTTGTTGTATAGATAACACCACTACCTGCCGCAATATTTTCTAACTGTATTGCCCCACCTAACACGCAGTGAATATCACCAACAAAAGTTAATGTTGGTGCATCAAAGAGTGGTACAGCCGAACCAGCATAAGATCCTCTTAGCCTGATAGTGCCATAGAATGTAAGATCGCCAACAGGCCCACCAGTAGGATGACTGACTTTTATAATAGCTGTCTTAGCATGTGGTGTAGTAAGATCAAAATCATTGTCTTCAGTTGTAGTTACTGCTCCTGTACTTACCCAATACTCAACAGCATAATCTAACCCAGGTGCTAAGGTTGTTTCGAATAGTCCTTTTAGAGATAACCCGTAGTTTCTGGAGTTGGCTTCGTTACGAATACGCACAGCAGGGCCGGTAAATGCCAGAAAATAACATCCTTTATCGAATGACCAGCCAACAGTATTTTCTATGTAAACAGCCGCCCCATTATTTACAGTAGAGTAGTTTCTAAGTGAGCAATGATTAAATGTGTTTTCTGTGAAACTGGCAGCCGTATTAGGTGCGCGTATAGTTTGATACTCACTAACAGCACCGAATCGGTTCATGCCGTCTCCTACATACGCATAAGAATCCCCGATGGTATTAAAGTTTGACAACCGTACATTATCAAATTTAGTTGTTTCAGAGCCTATATTTAATAATGGCCCCGCACTGTAATACCCTTCAATCTTTACATCAGACAGCTTGTTTATTCCACAAGTAGCAGTTCCTATTGGGCCTAACAATAAACCAGTTTTAGCTACATTAACAGCACCACTTGTTACCGTTAGCCCAAGTATATGAGCACCAAGCGCCCCAATCATGTCTATAATATTGCCGCCCGCAACATCCCCAATTATAACTGCTCCATAGCCATAAATACTCAAGTTATAGGCGGCGCAATCTGTCCAGTTAATACTGGAACCAATATAATATTTGCCTGGAGGAATTACTATACTGATATGCACATAACGCTCTAACCCATAAAGCGTTTTAGTTTCTATCATCTTCGCCCATGCCGCACTAAACGCGGCTGAGTCGTCCGTTATACCATCACCTACGGCACCAAATTCTTTAACGCTAATGATCTCTTGTAATTTACCTTCAACTGTTCTTGGAACTGCTCCTACAAAAGCTGCAAGATAGCCAATTAAAGACGAACCAGTATTGTAGTTTAAAACAGCCAAAGCATTTCTAACTGACTTAAGCATTAGTTACCTTCTCCTGTAATTATATGTAAAGTAGTTCCAGATGCTGAGATATGACTTAAAACATCATCACCAGTCGCTTTAGTTATAATAACTTGTGAGCCAGCTAGGACAAGAAAGTCTGCTACAGTTGCACTCATAGCATTAGCATCTATACGAACATGGCAATCATTTAAACCAGTATTAGTTAAACATACCTGTTTATCTGTTGAGTTTATAGCAACACTAGCAGCAGCAGCAGCAGGAGTTACAGTTTGTCCAGTTGTGTAATTGGGTTTAAAGGGTTGTTGGTAAACTGGTAAAGGGTTTGCAGAACTTGTATCTGTAGCAGTACCATCTGGCCCATGTACAGGTTTAACCCGTTGGTACTTAACTCCTCCAATGTCATCTGCTGCAAGAACATCTCCACCAATACCTATATTAAGATTAACATTATCTGCCATAATTATTTCCAAAAAGATGGTAGGTTAACTTTTACATTAACCTACCTTATAAATATTAAACTAAAGCTGGTTTAGATTTCTCTTTCCAATTAAGTTTATCCGTTGCTTCATCAGTCCCTTTAACTATAGTTTGAGCGGCTTTATTAGTAGCATCATAGTTATAAGCAATTAGATCGCCAGTATGTTGTTTAGCTTCATTACGTAAAGAACTAACTTCTTGTCTTAAAGCCCTAACTTCTGCTATCAATTCCTTACTACCACCTATATTTGCATGTACACCTAGTATACCACCAACATTAGACAAAGGCAATATTCCCTCACTTCCCTTTTCACCCATTACGGCAGCATTGAACAAAGTAGGTCTACTTACTACTCCATTAGTAAAGGCACCTCCAACTGCGAAACCATTAGCAGCAAACCACTTCATAGTGTCGCCTTGGGAGATACCGTACACATCAGACATGTACTTAGCAATAGCTTGTTTACTATAACCTTTGCCTAAACCAAACTTCGCAGCTTCGGCAAATCTAGATGCACTTATTAAAGCATTAAAGTGATCTATGTTTTCTTTCCTAACTTTAGCATCTACTGTAGTGAAGTTGTTTTTGCCTGAAGTACCACTACCAGTTCCACCATAACTTCTACCTACATCTACACCACTTCCAGGAGCTGCTTTATCTACTAAGATTTGTATAGAAGATAAGAAACTAAAAGCAATTTGATCGTATTTGGTAAGTAAAGCTTCACGGTCGGTAACTGCAATTTCTTGTCTTGCTAGTTCTAACTCATCTAACTTAAGTTGCAGACGTTGCAGTTCTGATACCATATTAGCTGTGTTAGATTCAATCTTTTCCTCAGTTGTTAAAGCCAAATCTGTGAGACTTAAAGCATCTGTAGTAGCTTGTGTAAATATTTTACTATACTGCTCAGATGAAGAGTAGAATGTTCTAGCTTGTTGTAAGTAAGCATCTAATGTGCTGTTTACATTACCTAAAGCAGTTACATCGCCACCTTTTGCCGCTTGTAAAGTTAGTTCAAACTGTTCACGAAGTCTTGTTAACATTTGTGTGTTAGACAAAGGTGACAATGTTTCGTTTGTTAACAATTCTCTTACATGTGTTTGTATACCTGAGATTGCAGTTATAGTTTGTGTTAGTAGTTGTAGTTCCTTGTCATATTTAGTTTGTACTAGGTTCTGGATTTTCTCTAATGCTGAGAACTGGCGATTATAGCGGTCTTGAAAATCTTCACCAGCTATATTTCGATTAAGTTCCGCATTAAATCTAACTAGTTGCCTATGTGTTAAGGCATCTTCTAACTTAACTACATTAGCTCTTACCGTTTCTAACTTACGTTGAGCGGCAAACTGTTTATTCCAATCAGCACTATTTAAGTCACCAGCTAGTCTAGCAGTAGCTAAAGTCTGATAAGTATTTATACCGATTGTAGTAATTAAGTCTTTAAAAGCATTAGTTTTATCTAAAATACCTCGTTGAATAGATGCAGTTAATTGGTCTAAAGCGTAGAGAGAAGCATTTAAACTTTCTTTAGCCGCTCCTACAACTTCTTGCATCTTGTTGTCAAAACCTGCCCAAGTTCTATTAGGATCAATAGACATTACAGCAAAGATATTACTAAATTTAACGTATAAGAAGTTTAATTGTTCAATTAGTTTATCTATAATGTTTTGACCACCACTTGAAACATTCTGGAACCTACTTTCGCCTTTTTCTAAGAACTTATAGAACTCATCAGCAGAAGTTGTTAGTTCGAGCAGCCTTGCAGCAGTAGTAGCTGTAGCAACACCACCTTTTAACATTTCCTGAGTTAAATCTTTCCAACCTTCTCTAGAAAACGGAAGGGTTAAGTTCATGTCTTGTAACATACCCTGCAAGTTTTCAAAGTTATATAGCTGATGATCCAAGTCACTAAAGAACTTTTCAAAGAAACTTTCAAAGTTACTTCTAGCTTCTTTAATACCCCCAGAAGCAGTTACAATAGCTTCTGCAACTTGTATAGCATCTAAACCAAGAACTTTTAATGGGGTGTTTACCATCTTTAAACTATCACGAACTACAGATACATCTATAACTATTCGGTTGACTGTTTCAAACATTCCTTCACCAAGTTGTTGGAATTGTTTTAATGAGTCAAAGATAGCACCAGAAGCAGTATCTAGTAATGTTGAAATAGCTTCTTGCATCTTCTTAGCAGCATCTTCTCCTTTAAGGTCTTTCAAATCTACCTTTAAACCAGGCAGCACATAGTTGTTTATTGCTTCATCGAAGATATTATTAAATACTTTAGATGCTCCAAAGATAGCTTCACCAGCATTAGCAAAGATTTTGTTAATAGTCAAGGCAGTTTCAGTATCTAATGGTGAGTTAAATTGTTCATCAAACTCTTTGTTACCGCCAAATAGTCCACCTAATGCACCTTTCTTTTTAACGTGATTTATTTGGAACTGGGTAGGATTGACACCAGCAGCTATATTAGTTAATTTAGTTATAGCAGTTTCAATACCAACAGCCTTTAGCTCTACTTTTTTAGTGCCGAATAAAAATCCATCTATAGCTTCCATAAACTTACCTACAACTGGAAGTTTACGTACAAGCAAATTGACTGGATTGTAGATATTATCAAAAGTTCTCACCGCAGTTTGGGCAAACCCTCCTACCCCTACCCCAATCGTTTTACCAAAACCGGCTGACGTAGTCTCTAAACCACCACCACGAAATACACTAGCTACCGCATCTTGTATACCTGCTGCCATACTAGTTACAGATTGATTAATACCAACCAGTTCTCTATATTCTTTAGCATGAATGTCTTTAAGTAGTTCTGCTACATTAGATAAAGATTGTGAACTAGCTTCATTGTCACCCAGAACTGTACCTTTAGTTCCACTATCAGTAGGTATTTCTTGTTTAGATGTACCACCAAAAGCACTATAGCCTAAACCAGCCATTAAAGCTAAGAAACCAGCAGCACCAGCAAAGCCAGCCCAACCAGATTGTTCAAACATCTTAGCTACACCTCCAGCAACATTAACTGCCATAGTTTTTAAAGACTCTGCTTTTTCTGCTATAGCCATTGCTATCCTAGCAGCACTTAGTACAGCATTTAATGAATGTAATGCCTTAGCTGCACCAGATTCTTTCTTAAACATACCTTCTGCTGCACCTAACATCTGACTAACACCAGCTAGTTTAGCCTTAACTGTGTCAGAGTTTAGATTCTTTTGTGCTTCTGCCGCTTTCTCAGCTATATCAAGTTCTCTAGCATAACGTAAAACAGGGTCAAGTTCTTTAGAGTTTTCTGTTTCTGCTTTAAACTTCTTATCATTAAGTTCTAGTTGTTTATTTGCATAGAACTCTAAGTGTTCAGATAAGTTATCTAAAGCACCTGCTAGTTGATTAAATCCACCTAAAGCAGCATCAAAAACACCTGAGTTAGTAGCACCAAGGTCTTTAGTGTTAGCAATAATATCCTTAATCAGTTCATTGTACGACTTTAAACCTTCTGATGGTTTAGCATGTTCATTAGCTATCTTGTTTTGTAAGTCATCCTGAATACTTGCAAAGTCTTTAGCATCAATAATCGGTTTACCTTTACTATCTCTTACATCTTTTAATCCACGTAAAGTAGAAAGTAAACGGTTATATTTTTCTATAACAACATCTGTTTTACCAGAAACTTCATTTAGTTTGTTTATTTCATCTTCATCTATTTTACGTAATTGATCCGCAGTTGAAAGTTTAAGTTGTGTTAATTCTTGTGTAGCTAAGAACAACATTTTATTAAGTTCAATTTTACGTTTAGGATCGCCCTTAGCATCACCTACTTTACCTAGTTCAGCATTAATAGCATCAATCCTTTCTTTAATGCCTTTTTCCTGCTCAGCCGCACCTAGTTTAATTTCTTCAATCAAACCTGAGTAGTAAGTAGCTAATGAAACTCTACCTAATTTTTGCAATAAATCTAATTCGTTTTGTTTATCCTTATGAATTTTAACTTCTGTCTCAGCAGCTTCTTTAAGTTCAGCTAAATGTGCTTTTAACGTAGTCATACTTAGAGCATGTGCAGATTCTACAGCTTTATTACCTGACTTTTCTGTTTTAGTCTTAGCTTTCTCTGCTGCCTTATCAGCATTACTATAAATTAAATTAACACTATTAATTGATTGATCTAATAATGTTTTAGTTTCATTCAATCTTCCTTTTAAAGATTCAATAGCTATAGTAGTTTCTTCTAATTGTGAACCTGTCGCCGTAGAAGCTACTTTAGTTAAATTGGCTATTTCATCTTGGAGTACTTTTATATCTTTTGGGTATTGTTCTATCTTTTCAGATAACCCTTTAAGATCAGATGAAGCAGTTTCTAGATAGTTTTCTCTAGCAAAAGCTACAGGATTAGTAAAACTAAGCTCTTTTAGCTTTTGTTCACGTAAAACTCCAGCAGGATTTACACCCGTTAGATTAGTTAAAGTTCGTTGTTCAGCATTTTGAATTTGCAACTTTTCTTTAGCTACCTTTACTGCGTTAGCTTCTTCTTTGGTTAAATCCTGTAAACGGATTCTAGCCTCTTTAAGTTGTTGTACTCTTTCATCATTTTGTTTGATAGCTTCTTTAGTTGAAAAACCTAATGTTAATTGTTTTTTAGATAAATCAGATATATTTTTTTGCTCTTCCTGAATCTGTTTACGTAAGGTCTTTACCATAGAATCATTGGCAACATCAAAATCTAATTCTAGTAGTATTTTCTCCCTAGATGGGTTTTGAGCCGCTTTGATAGACTCTAACATTTCTTTTGATTTCTGTGCTACCGCTTTAGCAGTCTCATTAACCCTATCTTGTAAGTTACCAAAATGATAAATTAATAAACCAATACCAGCAATAATTGTATATGGGTTTACTAAGAAACCAAAAGCCAATTTTAGTTTATCTAAAGCCGCTACAGCTAAATAACCGGCACCAGACAGCCTAGCCATAACACCAGTAGTTGCGACTATAGTTGAACTAGCTAATAAAGCTTTGTCTATAACTTTTAAGAAACCTGCACTGGCTAAAAGTATTAAAGCTTCCGTTAAGCCTTTTACAGCAACAGTTAGATTTGTAGTACCATCTATAGATGATGTTAAGTAATTAGCAAAAGAAGTTAAACTTTTAGTTATATCGCTTAAAGCTCCAGAAGATAAACCATAAATAGCTTCTCCTAGCAATGTAAAACTAGTTTGCATCCTACCGATATTTGCATTTAATCCTTTACTAGCAATATCAAAAGAAGAAGCAAATCTATTTGATAGGAACGCAGCAAATCTTTCAACTGTTTCGTGTGCAAATACCGTTCCTTTCTTCATTTCTTCAATAAGAATAGACGAATTAGCAAATTGGGCTTTATTAGCAGCAGCAAAGGCAGCAAACGCACCAGGAATTAAGTTACCTAACTGCTTAACTAACTCTTCTGATTGTACTTTAGATTTGTTAAATATCTGAGCTAACGCATTGAATATACCAGAAGCTTTTTCAGCAGGTAAGTGTAAACTAGTCACAACTGTATTAATATCACGAAAAATATTAACAGTAGTTTGTAATGTTTCACCAGCTAAACTTGTAGATGCTTGAAAACCTCTAAAGGTTTCTCTTAACGTGCTTACAGCAATACCAGTTCTTTCAGCTTCATTCTTTAAAAAGCTCATAACACTAGCCAAACCAGATGAACTACCTGTTGTAGCAGTCAAACTTGCTTGGGTAGATTCTAACTCAATGCCTATTTTTGGGATAGCTTTTAAAGCAGCAACTACAGAGTTAATGGTAAAGTTCCATATACGGTAAATACCTACAATCTCACCAACCCGTGTAAATAAATTTTGGTGTTCATTTGCAGCTTCCCGCAAAGCATGTATCTGTTTATCATAACTGGAAGTAACTTGATTGATTTCACGTTCTTCTTGTTTAAGAATGTTCGAGCGAATTAAATTTGCTTGCCCTCTATTACCCAATGTACCTGTACGTAATCTATTTTCTACTTCAAGCAATTTAGCAGCCATACGTTCACGAATAGCTATTACTTCATTAGCAGACTTCAGTTCTAAGGTTTCTATGCTTTTAGCGCCATGCTGTCTAATGGTTTGTTCCATAGACAATCTTCTATTCATTTCAGTTATGGCTCTATCAGTTTCAGTTTTAAAGATATTAGCAGAAGTATCCCGTTTAACTATTTTAGACTCTTCTGCTTCAGTAGCTTTACGTATTTGTGTTATCTCTTTAGCAGCAAGTTTTACAGCATCTACCCTAGCTTTCTCAGCTTGTTTAACTTTAGTAATAACTCCATTTTTAATATCTTCTTCAATGGAGTTTAATCTATTAGCCAGATTTTCCTTAATAGCTTGTTCATCTTGTGCAGCTTTTAGCTGTAAGACTTTTAAACTAGTGTTTCCATTTATACGAATAGATTGTTCTAAAGCTAGTTGCTTGTATAAATTTGCAGTAGCTAGTCTGGATTGTTCAGCATAGGCAGCAGCAATTTGGTTTTGTGCCGTGAGTTGTGATTTAAGTGGATTTTCTGAGATAATAGGATTGTTGGTTTTAACTTTATTGTTAAAAACAGCATCAGTTACTTCTTTAGCTATTCTAAGATCGTTAAGGTTTTTAGAAAGTAATTGAATTGAATGTGTATAAACATCTACACCCTCTTTGTTTTTCTTTAATGTTGTAGAGAATTGATTGATTTTTGTGTTGTCAGAGTCTATACTAGCCCCTAACTTTTTGAAAGCATCTTCACCAGATAGTTGAGTAACTATCCTGATTTTTAGCGTTTTTTCAGTTGCCGTTGCCATTATCAGTAGTCCGAGGTTGGATGGTTTTAATGTAACCCGAATGTAGGTACGGGATATACTCTATAGTCTGTTTGACTGGTAGATTGTCAACATCTATAAGTTTTAGCATAACGGCTGAATTGATTTCGTAATTTGCAGAGTTGTAGTTTTTCAGAATTTTATATAATTCAAACAAGTAGTTTAAACTATCCCATAAGTAAAATACTTCCTCTTCTTCCTCTATATCTTCCTCTTCATCTTCTGCAAACACCATTCCAGGGAACTGTTCTTCCAACAAACTAGCTTCTTCATCTACCTTATCAATTTCAGCTTGTTTATGTATTGAAAGAACAGCCTTTCCTAGTATCTCACCAGCCTCTATTAGTTTTTTATCTCACCGGAAGCAAAGTCACTATTAACTAATGCTTTCATAGATGCAGATAAAAGACCTACTCTGTAAGGAGAAGAAGCGAGGTAGAGTTCAGTGAGGACGGCTAAACATTCCTCACTAGTCTCCCACAGAGTAGGAATCGGAGTAGCTGTACGGGTGTCAGCTATATGTACTTTCTTAACCTTGCCATTATCATCTTCTAGTTCAAGATTAACATCTTTGATATAAACGATTTCTTCTGAGATCGCTTTATCTAACTGTTCGGTAGTAGGTTCTTCATTTTCTTCTTCTGCTTTAAGAATCTCTTGAAGCTTTTTCAATTTAGCTTGAGAGTCTTTTTGTTCATAGCGTTTGAAGCCTACTTTAATTGTATCTATTTCACCAGCAGCATCTTTAGCTTTAACTGGTAATTCGATTGTGGGCTTTTGAAGTTTTACTGATAATTTTGCCATTGTTTTGTCCTCAATGTTGTTATTTAGAAAGTTGTTGGTTGAGCTACTGCTCTAACTAGGTACATAATACCTGTTTGTAAGTCTGTTTTACCTAATGCTACAAATCTTTGATCTAATTGTTTGTATAGTTGCAACTTTTCAATTAAAGAACCTAAGACTATACCTGTATCTTTAATTTCATTCATCAGGTTTATTTCTTCTTGTGATAAGTCCCTATATCCTCTAATCTGCGTATGTTGATCTTTCATATTGACCCCAATAGTTTAAAATGGGGAGTTGTTACACTCCCCGATAAAGATTAATAAAGTTTTAACTCAGTAACACCAATATTTCTGAAAGATAAATCCTGTCCAGAATAATTAGCAACCTTACTATTTGTTACTTTAGCCAACTGCAACTTCTTAAAAGTTTTCTCAACTTTAAAACCAGTAGTTGAACCATATCTCAAAGTCAATTTATGGTTAACCTCTAACTGGTCATCTGGATTATAAGTAGCACCAGCCTTATCTTCAATAATAGTAATAGTTACATCAGTAGGAACAGCACCTTTTGACCAACCATCACCACAACCAGTTAAGTATCTAGAGTACTCAAAACCAGATACATTTGGTGCATTTAGTTTATCGAAACAGACGTTACTAGTTCCACCTACTGCTGGTTCATTAGCATCAGTATAAAGTGTTAACTCAGACAATGAGATAGTAGAGGATTTAATCGAACCCGCAACAGTTGTTTTCTGATCTACAAAGTTGGGTACTATAGTTGTTTTATCTGCAATAGTAGTTAAATTACCTTGGAAGTTCCATTTTAACTTACCTTTAGTACCCATTGTATCGTCTAAGTCTACGTTACCACGACCATCAGTAACTACAAACGATTTTTGCAAGAACAATGCCGCCAAATCAGGACTTGACCGTCTAACTTCGATAGTCATATATACATTAGATGCAACACCATTAGTATATTTAACATAGCCACCTGAACCAGTAGATAGTACTGCTGCCATACCTGCTGCTTGAAACCAATCAGGCATAGGTATTTCATATACAGTAGGATCAGTACCAGCAATAGTACCTAGTGCTGGAATAAAGGTTTCAAAATCAAACTTAGCGTACTTGTCTTTAATAACAGTAGTTTCATCTCTATCTAATTCATCTCCTGTATATTGGAAAGCTTCTGTTTCTAGTTCAGTAGAGTAGTTAAGGTTAAGAACTGCTAATGCGTTCTTTGGGCCTAAGCCTGTAGAGAACTCAACATCAGTAACAGCAGTTGCAATAGCCATAACACCAGCACTTTGAACTGTAGCAGATGCAGGAACTACATCATACAAGACAGCAGCAGTATCAGTAGTTACTGTTTTAACCTGACCGATAATAGCTCCAGTAGGATCAAAAATATAAGAGTTAACGGTTAATTCAGTTAAAAATTCTGTACCTGTACCAACTAAGTTAGCCGAAGCTACTGTAGTAGTTACTGTACCAGTGGTTTGAGCAGTTGTCTTAATAGCTGAGTTGCCTTCTGCTATCTGAGCTACCCCGTAAATGGCAATCGCCTTCTCATGAAATTTAACACCCATAGATTATACCTCTTTCTTTTTTGATGGTACGGGTAGTTCAAGTAGTTCTTTAACACAAGGAGTTACTTCTAGTCCTTGTTCTAGTAAAGAGTTCGTCTTTTCTGTAATTACATCTGCTAGTGTAGTATCTGCTTTAACACAGGTTAAACTACCATCAGGGTTTTCTTGATATATTGCCATTGTATCACCTTTTGTTAGTGTTTGTAAAGTTGTTTATTTAGCCCATTCTAGGCATAATTGTTGCTACTATTTCTTGCCAATAGATTCTATCGCTATTCTTTTCTATTACACTAGCTTCTGCAAAACTTACCTTAGAAGTATCTGGATCGTCTATAACGAAAGAGTTATAAGCATTTTTCACATTAGTCCGAACAGTTACTAAATCAGTACGATTACAGATAAACTGTATGGATGTTAAAAGTACTTCTTGGTTCTCTTGTCCACTATAACCATTCCAATGTAAGTCACTAGGATTTTCTAATTTAATACCCAAATGTCCTACATAAACTCTAGGTACTGGTAAGTCTAGGTTATCTATTGAAGTATCTTCGGCTAAGTAGGTTGAATAAGAAGTTTGATTTCCAATCCATGTAACTAAATCACTTTCACTAAACATTAGCTTTTCCAGTTAGTTTTACTTTAATCTCAACCCAACCTGTTAAATCGTCCGAGAAGGATAAGATTTTAAAGGTAAACTTTTTAGGGTTTGAAGGATGAGTATATGTGAAGGACAAACCATCTAAAGAATTAGCATAAAAAGAAGTAGCAGATATTTGAAAACTAAAGTCTTGTTTCTCTACATCATAAGGAGAATCAAAGTTCTGAACATTATAAACTGCTTGTCCAGGTATTCCTTTAATAGTAACACCAGTGAAAACTAAGCTTTCACCTACAACATCTAACATTACTGTTATATCTTCTTGTGTTTCCATTAAATAACCTCAATAATGTATTCTACTAAATCATCTATTGCTTTAGTAACTTTAGGACTATCTAAACTTCTAGAAGCCATTTCAGATAGGGATGGGCCAAACAAAAGTCTTAAAGGTTTTCTTTCTCTACCCACACGTTCAAACATCTGAGTTCCGTAATAACCATTCTTTTGCGTAAAACCACCATGATTAGATTTACCATGTACTATTTTCTTACTTCCCCTTCTAACAGCTACCGAATGTACTTTACCTTTCCTCTTTTTAGGTAATGGTGGTATGTTACCCCACTCCCAAGCATAAGGAAATTTAGCTAGGTCTACTGGTTTCCATTTATAAACTAAACCACCTTCCATAACATTTTTACCAAAAGTTACGTTAGATGTAGACTTACCTACTAGAACACTATCTAAATTGTGTGGTACATTGTACTTTTGAGCTAGTTCGAACTTTAGTGCAGAATGAATAGTTTTAGCAGCAGAACCAATGCCTTTAGGTATATCTCGTTTTAACTTCTTACCTTCCAGTGATTCTTTCAAATCAGCTAAACCGTATATCTCAACGAAAGTACTATCTTTAGGCATTGGATCTCCAATTACTACCTGTTAAATTACTTAACTTTCCAGGCTACCACAGCATCAATGTCACTAAAACCCATCAAATAGTTACAATGAATTTCAGATTCCATCTTATCGGACTTAGGATCAATCCAAGTATTAACAAATCTTGGCATGGCAGCATATCTAGCTTTTAAGTGCATGATACGTCCATAGATTTTAATACCTTTATCAGATGAAGGCAGAATAGCCATATAACCATCTGGAACAAACTTAGCTGCAACACCAGTGGTACGGTTGTGATAAATAGCATCGTAGGTGAATACATCTACGAACATACCTTGACCAATAGGGATTGAACGTCTAAAGTTTAAATCCTGATATTTTTCAATAGTAGGAAGAATTTTCAGTTCAATTCTAGCTTCAACTGCTTTAGTTAAATCGGCAGCAGAAGAAAAGTTAGCAGTAATATCAGCTTCTAACAATTCATAAGCATCACCAGAAAGAACTGCCGCACGAATTGGGCCTTTACGTAAAGATGTTTGGCAAGCTTTAACAAAGTCACGGTAAGGTGTTGGGGCAGCAGTACCACCAGTAGAACCCCAAGCACGTTTACCTACTCCACCGTTACCGTTTAAAGTAGTTAAGTCAATTTCAGGAACATTACCAGCCAAATAACCTGCATCAGTAGTAACTTTAGTTCTAGCAAAATCATAGTACACTTTAGGGTGTTTTTCTGATTCAGCAGTATGTACACCTGTAAAGATTAAGTTAGAAGCGTTCAATTCGAACAAGTTTTCGAAGTTAGCTTCTGTTACTGTAAGTTTTTTACGTACATTAGCTACCCAATTCGCCATAATATCTACTTGGCCGAACTGTTGTCCCATTTGTCTAAAGTTGATTTCTTCGTAATCTGGTGAAGATAAACCTTCTTTAACATAGGCAAAACGCAGTTCCTTTGTACCATAACCTTGCAGTTGGATTAAAGGAGCATCTGCATTAGGAGCTACATACATTGCAGGAGTATTCTTTGTTGCAAATTCAACATCAAAGTTTACTGTTTCTGTGTCTCTAGTAGTTACAGTACCAAAAGCAGACTGTAACCAATTAGGTCTAGCTACTTTTTCGGCAGGAATAACGCCTTCCAGTAGCTTACTTGTTTCATAGGGTGAAAGAAATTCAGCCATATTAATATACCTCTCCTGCTTTTTTGAATCCTAATTCATGGAAAGGTGTATTTTCCACAAACTTTTGTTTAAGAATGTCTGATGTAGCACCAGTGTTGTAAGCTGTGACAGCTTTAGTAGTACCATCGTACAAAGTAATTGTATCAGTAGTAATGTCAGCATCCCAAACTAAAGCATCTGCCCAAAAACTAGCTTCTACATAAGCTTCAGCAACTACATCAGCAGCAGAAGCATCTACGTCATATAACAAAACACCAGCTACTTTATTAATAGGATCAACTACGGCTGTAATAGCAATAGTTGGGTCAGTAGCAGTACCAGAATCAGCTAAATCAGTTACACCCGCGAATGGCGTAGTTGATACAAACAACACACTGTCAGCAGTTGCAGAAGCATCTACATTCCAACCAGTTAAAGTACCAGCAGTAAAAGTACCACCAGTTACAGGATTTTGTGTAGTAGCCGCAGCAGCAGTAACACCAGCTTGTAAACCAGTCCAAGCAGTAACTAGTTCTTCTTTAGTTGCACCAGAAGCACCAGCAGTAAATGTCAAACCAGCTAAGATAACTGTTTGAGCGTTTGTAATATCTGCAAAAGTGACTAATGCTTTTTCATTAATGCCACTATGAGCAATAGCTTTACCATCTGTTCCTGTTTCCAGGAAAGACATAGCTTTGAGTACTTGACCAGACTTAACTGTTACAGATTTAGTCGCCCTACGTGAGTTACGAAAGAAAGTAGCTCTAGGACTTACATTAGCATAGTTATACCATGCACCGTTGTTAGTAGCCATTATTTCATATCCTTAAATAGTGGTTGAATGGATTCTACTTTTTTGAAGGCTTCACCCAAAACTGAATGAAAGTCTTGTTCTTCACCTACAGTAGTTTTAGTAACAGACGGCAAGACACCATCAGTAGTATCTAAAGGATTGCCTTTAGTAACTGATTCAGCAATATCTTCAAACATAGAAACTGCATCTTCTACAGTTGTGTTTGATTTAATGCGTTTAATAGCCAAATCTGGTTTAAGTTTAAATGTATTAGCGGCTTCCAGAATACCTAAAGTTCTATTACGTTCGTCTTGTGTTGCTTTAGCTACAGCTAGTACTGTTGCAGCTTTAGCACTATCTACTTGTGCTTTGAGATTTACATTCTCAAGCAATGCTTCTTCTAAAGTCATATAAATGCCCTTTGTTGTGGTTAATGGTTCTTTTTTAATTACTTCCGTTGGTTCTTTTAAACCATCAACCGGAAATAAACTCTTTACTTCTAATGTCGGTGTTAGAGAGTTTGCACCGAATAGTACACAGCTATTTTCCATTAAGTCTATTTCTGTAACTGCCCAAAAATAACCTCTTTTATCTACTTCTTCTTTATTAATGATTGAAGGATAGTATTTGTCCCATACGTCCTTATATGCAGCTTCATCAGGATCAGATGAGTCATAAGCTAAATAGATTTTAACGTATCGTAAACCTATCGAATGTTGATTAATCTTCCCATTCGCATAAAACTTAAAAACATCCTCATTATAATCCTTCCGTACAGTACTTTCCATAATCAAAGCAGTAGTTTTACCTTCCTGCTCTAACCCTAAGTCCTTTAGCGCAACTTCTTTTGTATAAAGTGCAGTTACATCACCAACATGACTTGTAGATGATTGTCTGTGATCTGCTATATGAGGTACAGTAGTTCCTCTAGCCTTAACTGAGTTGTTGTAACTATCAGCAGTAAGCACATCCATGTGACTGTCACAGAACCAAGCTGTGTTACATACTATAGTAACATCTAGACTATCTTTTTTTTTAACTTCGTCTTGGGTAGGTAGAGTAGATTCCTTGGCGCGAAGCAATGGAGTAGATAAGATAGTATCAGTGTATTTAATTTGCGATTTTTTAGACTCAAAAAGGGCTTTTTTACCCTCTGTATCTAGTTTACGTATATCTTCTAATGTTAGATTTTTCAGTTCCATAAAATAACCCTCTTTGAGTTACAGAAATGATAGCATGGAAGGTGCAAGTACGCAAGGAAATTTTGACTTGCACTTATAATTATTTAGTTCGATGAAGAGTTTGTATTAGCTTCCGTGTTATTAGCTTGTTTCATAGCTGCCCCGGTAGGATCAAGTAAGTTATCTAAGCCTATCTCTTTTATCTTTTCTCTATCTGCCATAACCTTGTCGTAAGAAGAATTACGTTTTTCCAACACTTCCTCTAAAGTTCCCATACCATTTTGAACCATTAACACATCTGCTTGTATATCTTTTAACTCATCTATACCTCTGTACCTAGGCAGTTGAAAGTCAGGAATTGCGTTAGCTACTTTAGGATTATAGAGTTTAGCTAAATTTTTAAAGTATAAAGCTAATGGCATTAAACCTAAAGGTATAGTAAAAAAGTAATGTATATACTCTATCCTAGTTCTTAATTCAATAGCTAAAGCACGAATAGAACTAAAGTCTAAACCAGAAGTATCGCCAGTTAGTTGATAGTAAGGTATGCCTAGTGATGCAGCTATTTTAAGTAACTCCGACCTAATCAAAACTGGTAAGTTAGCACCAATATCTGTTGACTGGTAAAAGTTAATCTTTTCACCTTTATTCAAATACTGGGTAGAACCACCTTGTGCCTTAAACACCACTTTATTGTTCTCTGCACTATCTTTAACAGTTACAGGCGAACCAGTTGGTGTCATAGCTAAAGGATTAGTATTTTCAATAATCCATGCAATAGCCTGTGCAGCTTTTTGTTTAGCTATAGTAGCGTCAGTTAATTCATCTATTTCATATAGAGGTAACAGAACAGATGATAAGAATGGTATACCTATCCATTGCCCAGGCGACTCTCTAATAAACATATGTAATAGTTCATTAGCAGGAATAGCTACTTGTGGGTAGTTAAGGTTAGAATCTAACCAAGCCTGTTCGTATAACCCTTTTCTAAAGTAATAAGTAACTGGTTTAGTATCTTCAAAGGTAATGCCGTACTTTGTTATCTCATTATGAGATTTACCCATATAAGAGATATCATGTAACATAGCTGGAATTGGTTGAAGTTTTAACGGAACTTTATTTCTATTACCATTCCTTCGAATGTGCATCCTAGTATAAGCTGCCCCTGCTTTAAACTGCGAACCATTCCAAATACTTTGGGTAGTTTTTAATGAACCATAACCATCTAAGTTAGGACTATCTGCAAACTCATCCCACATAGCTTGCATTTGCTTATGAGATTTACCTTTAGCATCTTTCCAAGTAACTGTAACTGCATCAAGATTAGTACAATATCTATCGAAAGCCGCTTTAGCATGCCCGTTGTTTCTAACAGCATGTTCAGAACGCATTTGTAGGTACTGGATTTCTCTTGCAGCTAAAGTATCTGCTTCACCAGCTAATAGACCTCTTAAACCTTGTTTGTAAGAAACTGATGCACCTTCATAAGCTAATCCAGGTTGGCTAACTATGTTATAAATTAATTCTTGAGATTCTTCATCTACGGCCATTAGAATATATCCTTACCAACTACCATTGGTATTGTTGCATTAGTTCTGAAAGTAGGTGTTACTGGTGTTGTGGATAACGAATCCCTTTCAACCAATAAATCATCCCGTAAAGCTTTTAAACTATCCATAGATATTTCTTGATAGTTGTATCTTCTACGAAAGTTGCCGGAACCTACTTCTAATTGTGTTACACGTTTGCCCTGTGTCAGTTGTTGTATAGCGGCATTAACTGTAACTAATTCTGCTTCTACGTCTGCTAATGTTCTAGCCATTTTAACCTCATTGATATAAATAATTTTCGATCTGTTTCCAATGCTCATTAGTATAGTTACGAATACCAATAGCGTGTGCAGCATGTAAAGCATTTTTCTCAGCGTCCATAGCTTCTTTACGTTGTCCAGGAATTAGCTTATAAACACTCTTATCGTAGTTACTTTCTGTATCTATAATCTTTCTACAAGACAGCATTTGTTTCTCATAGTCACCATAGGACTGTTCATTGTGGTAATACATATTACTTCTTGCATCTGGTTTCTTATTTAAAGCAATTCTTGTAAGGATTTCATCATGTGCGCGGTGTGCGCCTAGTTTAAATAAAGTAACACCCATACGCTCAGCTAATGATTTTCTATACTGTTTGTCTGCATTAATTTCAAGTAACCCAGGCTCCATATATATCTCATCGTCTGAATGACGTAAATCCCTAACACCTTTAGTAGCAAATACTTGTGGATGATACTCATTAATGGCTAGTATAAACTTATAAACAAGTTCTGTATTATCCCCAGAATCTATTGAGCAAGCGGAAATACCTAATTCTTTGCCGCTTGCATGAGGAACTTTTCCTAATATCCTGTCCCATAGTTCCCCCCAAACACCTTTAAACTTTCCATATTCATCTACTTCTTGTACTTTAACATCACCGAATATCTCTATCCAAGTAACTAACCAAGCGTTATTATTTCTTCCTCTAGCCCGAATAATTATAGCAAACCTGTTATCTTGAACGTCAACACCCATAGTTAAAACTAAGCCTTCCATAGGAACTATATGTTCAGGATAGTTCTTCCTTAAAGCAATCATTTCTTCTACTTCCATGGCCGAAACACCAGAAGCATAAGGCAGACCTTTATTATTATTCATAAGGTCTTTCATTTTACTTTCGTTACCTTTTTCAAGGGCTATGTTAGCTAAAATAACCTTCTTAGCCAGAGTGACATAATCTGAACTATCTGAGAAACTGTTGAGCAATTCCGGTATATGGAAACCAACCATATTAGATACGCTACTTTCTCTTTTACTATGCCAACCTTTTGAGAAATTTCCCCATTCGTCTGTAAAACCATGTTTCTTACCATTAATTATGTTTTGGGATTTTTCCTCAAAACTCCATCTACCGAGACAGTGAGGACATTCATAATAAGCTGAATATGGGTTATACTTCCCGTATACTTCATCAATGTATCTATCTTGATACTCATCATACTTTAGATTATCAAACGATAGTTCACTTAACTCGCCACATAAATGACATTCAGCTTTAAATACTAACTGGTTACTCTTCTTATATGCGTTATCTACTCTACAAAAATCCTTATGTGTTGGTGTTCCCCCAAAAATAAGTTTCTTTTGCCCTATATTAAAGGTCTTTTGGCGACCTATTGCAAGTTCTAATGGATCACCTTGATTAACAAGGTCATTTTTAACCTGACTTGGCTCTTCAATAATAATTACTTTAATTGAAGATGAAAGTACTGATTGTATTGAACCTAAAGTAGTTAGCTTTAACCAACCTCCAGGAAACTTAAAGAAGTTAAAACTCTCTTTAGCAACTCCTATGTTAATAATATCTCGAAGTACTTTAGTATTATCTATTAGTTTTTGTAGTTTCTCCCTACTATAGTTCCTACAAAGAGTTAACCCAGGAAACGCCATCATTATCTTACATGGGTTTGTGTGTATTAACTTACCTAAGAAGTTGTTTGTTAACTCACTCCAACCAATCTGAGATGCTTTCATCACAACTACAATATAAACTTGCCAGTTGTCTAAACAATCATAAACATACTCTAAAGCAGGTGTTCTATTACAATCGAATCTACCAACCATTTCAGATTCTTCGGAAGTCATTCTTCGATACAAATGCGCCCAATCAATCGTACTTATCCTGATCGCAGGAGCAAATAGTTTAAGTAATGTACCTATAAATCGCCTTTCTGAGATATTCTTATAACTTCGTTTAATCTTCATCTACTTCTTCCTCAATATCATCTATCTCTTCTGCATCAAATTCCCTTTCCAACATCACCTTAACATAGTTCTTCGCATCTATCTCTACTTTCTCCAACAAAGTTACCCCTAGTTGGTGTAACTCCTCCATCCCTTCATCTACCTTCTTCTGCACTTCCGTGTCTTTAGTAGTTCCTGCTATGTATTTTAGAACATCAGCTATAGCAGTTACAAAAGGTTCTACTAGTTCATACTGCTCATCTTTATCTATGTAATCTTGTCGTTCGATTGCATTTTTCTGTATTAACTGCTCTTCCCTTGCACGTTCCGTCTTTATATTCTGCTTAATTTTAATTGCCATCAAAGGATGTATACTATCATCCCCCTCTGTAGAGTAACTAATCTTATTCTTTTGTTTTTCTTCCCTCATCTTAGCTACTCTAGTTGCCTCTTCCTGAGCTAATCTAGCCTTTTCTAGTTTGACTTTCTCATCCGAAGCAAGTTTTTCTAGTTTTAGTTCCTGATCGTGTTTTTCTTTCTCTATCTTCAAATCCTGTTTTTTCTTATAGTAGTTAACATACTGCTGGACACATTGACGATAAGTTGCTACTGATAGATCATTGGGCAACCTACCTGCTTGACTTTCTTGGTAAACTAGGCTGACATTTATACCTAGAAGTCCTGCTAGTACTTGTGGAGATATTGTACTATCAACATTTATGTACGAATTGTTTATATCTTCTATCATTTCCTGCCCTTCTTAGTTAAAGGTCTTGATTTTGTTGTTTTAAAAGGATACACTATATAAGGAGTATATCAAGTTTTCTCTCACAAAACAAATCTATCTTTCGGTAGGGTTTGTAATAATACTAATAACAAATAACCTAATTCTTTAATAACTATTTGGATGTAGCTATGCCTGATAAAGACCCTACCAGTTATTCTTATATTACGTATCTATGGGTACTTATACTATCAGCTTGGGGAGGTGTTGTGAGCTGGAATACTAAACGTAAAAATGGGGATACACGGCCATTTAATTTTACAGAGCTAATTGGTGAAATAGTTACATCAGCCTTTGCTGGTGTTATTACCTTTTATCTTTGTGAAGCCGCGGAACTTAATCAACTTCTAACACCGGCTTTAGTAGGTGTTTCAGGTCACATGGGTAGCAAAATTATACTACAATTTGAAAAATTTGCTGAAAGTTGGGCAAATAAACGTCTTAACACTAAACTAGATTGAGGTTAAACAATGGCAAATAAATATTATGATAGTGCAAGTGCAGGGGCAACTGCTCCTTATGAATCACCAGAAACAGCTTCTACAACTTTAGCAACTGCACTTGCAGCTATTACTGTAGCAGGTACAGAAGCAATTTTCATTAATAACACATCAACTGAAGTTATTGGTGCTGCAACAACTTTCTCTTCCATTCAAGCAGATGCTAATCCACAAAAACTGCTATCTGTTTCTGATTTTGATGCAAGTCCAGGTACTTTAGCCGCCGGTGCTAAACTAAATTGGTCAGTAGCTTCTGGTGTTATGACTTTTGAGGGCAATTGGCACATATATGGTGTAGAGATAAAATGTACATCAGGAAGTACAAACCAATATCCTGCTTTTGGTACTATAGCTAAACACAGCAATATGTATTTAGAAAGTTGCATTATAGGTACATTATCTACAAATGCAACAGGTTTCTTAGCAAAATTTGGTGGGCCTTCTGGCAATGGTTGTGATCCTAGTATCTTTAAAACAAAGGATTGTACTTTAATAGCAGGACATATCGGCAATAAAATATCACTTGGGCAAGGTTATGTTGAATTAGATAATATTATACTAGGTGGAGCGGTTACACCAACCACACTATTTACTTCTGGAGCTGGTACAGTATCAAAAGTAGTAATTAAAAATAGTGATTTATCTATTAAGTCTTGGACAAACTTAATTGATGTTAGCTTAGATGCTCAAATTGAAGTAATCTTAGAAAACTGCAAGCTACCTGCTGGTGCTAATTTATTTACAGGTGCTTCTTTCTCACCTTATTCTTCAGTTACTTTAATTAATACAAGTGTCGGCAATATCCATTATGCTTATGAAAGACATACAGCAGCAGGAAGTATAACTACTAATGCAACTATCATATCAGACACAAACCCTATTGTTGATGGTGCAGTTTCTTTAAGCAATAAAATGGCTACTTCTGCTAATTCTGGTAGAGGTGTTCCACTAGAAAGAACCTATTGCATTGATATAACTACTTTAGCAAGTATCACTCCTTACGTTGAGGTCTTAGTTGAAGGTGATGGTGCAGCAGCTTTAAAGAATGATGAACTTTTTATAACTGCTAATTATTTTAGCGGTGCTGACAGCCCTTTAGGTACTTCTGTAACAAGTTGCCCAAATGTACTAGCTACTCCTGCTGATATTGCTGCTGGTACAGTAACTTACACAGGTGATGGTTATACTACTGAACGTACTCATAGACTAACTGTACCTGCTTTTACACCAACTCAAAAAGGATATGTTAAGATTAAGGTAACTCTCGTAAAACCATCTACAACTATCTACGTTGGAGCAGTCGGTGTCATTTAAAACTATAGGTAATGGGGACTTAGTACTCCTGTCCAATGGGTTTAAAACACTTCCAGATGGTACAGGTCAGATAGCTTTAATTGTACAATATGGTGAACAATACTCTTTTAAAACTTTAGCTAATGGTGATTTAGTTACAATAGTTACTTCTGGTGCAAAGACAGCCCCCGATGGAAGTCTAATTGTAGCTGATACAATCAATGATCCAGTACCTCCTTCAGGGGGTGGTTCTGGTATAATCATACCTTACTTTTACTTTATTAAATCTTACAAGGTAACTAACATGGCAGAATTTACACTTGATGCAACTACTTTAAAGCAGGGAATGGGTGGCTATACATTTCCTATGACAATAACACTCAATTCGGCGGAAGCTGGCAGAAAGATAGAAATTTCTACTAATAATGAAAAGTCTTGGGATACTTTAACACCAGATGTAACTGCTGTGGATCACATTTCAGTAGCCATTTTTGCACCTATATCTAACTTTAAAGTTACTGGTGCTATTGGCGATACTGTTGATATTATTAACTAAGGAGAACAACTATGCCATTTCCAGCAGGTGCAAGTATTACAGTCGGTGATGTTACAATAAGTAATGTCGAATTAGGTGCTACTACTTTAGCAGCATTAGAAACTACAGAGCTAGGTTCTACCAGTTTGGCTGCATTAGAAACTGTTAGTCTAAGCACAGAAACCATAAACGCATTAGGGGGCAGTACAGATGCTTCGGAAGTACATTCTACTGCCTATGAAGCTAGTCATGTAATCAAAGCTACTGCTGGTAAATTACATGGTTTTTCTGGTTATAACAGTGGGCCTGCTCAGTTTATACAAATATATAACTCAGCAACCTTACCAGCAGATACAGCAGTTCCAATTATCATTATTAAAATTGCTGCAACTGATAACTTTAGTTGGGACTCAGGAGGTAAACCTTACCCATTTGCTACTGGCATGGTTATAGGTAACTCATCTACTGGCCCAACTAAGACTATTGGTGCTGCTGATTGCTGGTTTAATGTGTTGTTTGAGTGAGGTAGTTATGAGAGTATCAAAAGCTACTGTTACTGGTAGCATACCAGATTGGGTTACATCAACTTATAATGTAGATGAAGTAACATCTTTAAACTCTTTTACAACATCGTTAGGACATACTTATGATGCTTCCATAGATTACATTGGAACAATGATTAGTCAAAGAAGAATAGCTGTATTAACAAGTCAAACAGATGTTAGATTTAGAACTAAAACAAATACCTTTGTAAATGTACCTATAGCTGATGCAGAAACAGAGATAACTGAACTTTTACAAAACTACTACAATGTAAGGAAAAATTATGTATAGATTTCTAATTTTATGTTTTATGCTGTTACCTACTATAGCTACAGCATATTACAATCCACAACCAGATACTATATCTAGACTAATAGGTACAGGAGTATCTTATCCATATGCTAAAGTATATTATATATGTGATAAGTTACCCAATGGCACAGTTAATTCTAGTGGAGATACTTCAGTAACACCAGAGAATCCAACAACCCCCTACCAAACCTATGCTAAGGCTTTATCTATTGTAAATACTTTACAAGCAAATGAAGCATTAGCTTTCTGTAGAGGTGGTAGATTTTATCAAACTGATCCAGCAGGCCCACCTAACATTGCTAATGCTAATGCTACGGCAGCGCAACCTATAGTTATTAGGGACTATATGCCTGACTATGCTACTAACATAGAACCGCCAGAGTTTATAAATATAGTTAATGGTAAGCCTATGTTTAGAGTAGAACCTAGTGGGAGGGAGGGTGTAACTTTCTTAAATCTGCATATTCGTTGTGGTTTAGAGTCTATACATACTGAACTAGGTGAGACAGACCAAGGTACTAACTACGGAATCAGATTGTACCAAGATGTAGACTATGTTACTATAGATAATCTATGGATAGAAGAATGTAGAATGGGTGTTATACCTAATGGCACACAAGTACCTACAATATTAAGTACTGAAACTTTATCTGACCTTACCTTTACACATAATGCTGACCCAAATGTAGGTGATACTATTAGTAGAGCCAGTGGTACTTGGACTGTTACACCTAATAAGGGGGATGGTATTATTATATCCGGTTCTTCTGGTGGCCTTAATGACGCAGATATAGAGTATAGTCAGAAAACTTCCTTTGCAACTAAAAAGAGGATGTATAGAGTACAAAGTGCAACTTCTACTACTATCACACTTACTCAAGGAGAGATTTGGGATGTTGTTGATGAAGCTAATACACCAGATGTAACTATATCTGTGACCAATTTTGATAGAGACTATTCATTCATCACTTTAAAGAATAGTAGGCTAGAGAATATGGCTATGGGTGTAGACCATATGTGGGGTTTTAAATCCTTAATAGATAGTAATATAATCATTAACAATGGTTTTACTGATAGGTTTTTACACCATAATGTCTATATAACTGGAAGTGACTATATGACGATCTCTAATAATATTATTGGAGATAACGCCATGTGGTCTGGAAACCCTAATAACGAATGTGAAGCTGTACAACTAGTAGCACATGGACAAGTAACACATTTATCTGTTATTGATAATCTAATCTACCAAAGACCAGATAAAACTAAATCCGGTTGTTGGGGGATATCTATTAATAAAGGTTATGCTTATCCTGAATGGTTCTCAAATACACTAATAGCAAGAAATACGATCATAAATGGTGGCAACTCTGCAATAGGTTGTACGTTTTGTACCGATACTACTATAGAAGATAATGTTATTGTAGCTACTAGAGCTACCGCTTTAGGGGCATCAACTGGTATTGCTGTTCCAGATACTAACTATGATCCTTTAGCTGGTGGTGTAAAAACAGGTAATGTCATTATTAGACGAAACAGATATTATGGCAAAGGTACTTCTGCTACATCTAATACTTCTACATATGGTATCTGGGTAGGTGGAACTGCGACAAACACAGAAGGGACTATTGAAGTGTATGATAACGTTATTGACAGTGCTTATAAATGTTTAAATGATTCGAACACAGGTGGGTTTACTAAGACTTGGGGTAGTAACACTACCACTAACTGTACTGTAGTCGGCCCATAAGGATAAACTAGCAAGGACGCTAATTTTAATTTAACTTTGAGGTACAATTATGTTTGGGATAGATGATGCAATAGTAGCAGGAGCCAATCTTGCCGATACAGTCGTTAAAAGGGTTTGGCCTGATGCTACTGAAATTGAAAAAGCTAAATTAGAGCAAATAACTGAACAAGTTAGGAATGAATACAACCTACTTCTAAATCAAATTGAAGTAAATAAGATAGAAGCAGGTTCTAGTAACTGGTTTACTAGCAACTGGCGACCATTTGTAGGTTGGGTTTGTGCGGCTGGACTAGCTTATGCTTCTATTATTGATCCTTTCTTGCGATTCATAGCAGTAATTGGCTTAGGTTATACAGGTATATTTCCTATTATAGATACTTCGATAACTGGTCAGATACTATTAGGTCTTTTAGGCTTAGGTGCTATGCGTTCTTTTGATAAAAAACACGGAACGGTTAAAAAATGATCTTACCTTTAACTATTGAAAAGTTAAAGTTCTTAATTCCTTATTCTTCTCTCAAGGATAGAGAGAAGTTTATAGAACCTTTGAACTTAACTATGGGTATTTACAAAATAAACACACCACTACGAATAGCTGCCTTTATAGCACAAGTAACACATGAAAGTGGTAGTTTACATTATGTACAAGAAATTGCAGATGGTTCAGCTTACGAGTGGCGAAGGGATTTAGGTAATTTAGAAGAAGAAGCACTAGTAGTTGCACATGCACATGGTACTACTACAGGTAGATTCTTTAAAGGACATGGATTGATTCAGGTTACAGGGTATTATAACCATAAAAAGTGTAGTGAAGGACTTGGAATTGACTTTGTAACTGCCCCAAATCGTTTGGCTGAGCCGCTCTACGCTGCGTTATCGGCTGGCTGGTTCTGGGATACACACCAGTTGAATAAACTCGCTGATGAGCGTAATTTTGTCCGAATTTCGAAGGTTATAAATGGAGGTACTAACGGATTAAAAGACCGATTAGCTAATTATGAAAGGTGCTTAAAGGTATTAGGTATATGATTAAGTGGCCTGATTTCACGTTCCCACCTATAAATTTATATACTATTGCCGCTTTAACACCGGATTTTGAAGCTAAAATAGAGAAAAAGGAAGAAAAAGTAGGTATTTCTCGTCCTGATTTCTCTATTTTATATAAGAAAAGGAATGAAGGTTAGGTTATATTTTGCACAAGGAAGTGCTTTTGTGCTTCTAAAAAAGTATTGTAATCTTCTAGTCTATAAAAAGTTAACGCTATCTCGATATAGTCATCATGGTGGTATATGTATGTTTGTATAGCTGCCCCCGAATACTTTTTACAATAGTCCCAAAGTTGTTCTTTATATCTAGTATCTAAACTATCAGCGTATCTAGGAAACGCGAATTCTATTTTTAATGCTTTAAAACCTTTCATTTGTTCTCCATAATTAAAAATCTTGTAACTGCACTTTACAATTATTGTACAGTACTTGCATATTTATACTATCTGCTAGTTCTCTATCTAATATACCGAATACTAGAATTACTTTGTCTCGTAGTCCCCGTAAACTATTTTTATGTAGATAAACTAATCTTTTTCTGTCAATACCTTTTTCTCTGGTGAAATAGCAATCAATATCGTAGCGAGTATAAGGGGCGGCCATATACTATATAAATAGGTTCTTCTTTCATCACCAACTCCCATAATCTGTTATATCTTCTTGTTCACTGTCCCAATCTTTAGATACTAAAGTTAAACCACCTATCCCACCTTCTTTACGTTCAACTGTGACACAATTTAAATTATTATCTTGCATGTATTTCAAAATAGCTTCTACTTCTGTTTTAGGTAAATTAAATTTCATCTGTCTGCCTTATATTAAGTACCACAATTTATCTATCTCAGAAAACCTATACTCATACCTTACCCAACTGAGTATTTGTTCTCTGTAGACTTGTATTGATTTGTCTGGAATTACTTGTGTATCGTGTGAATAGACTTTTGTATGATGTGTTAATGTTTTACCATCCAAAGGCCCACCAACTACTTTACCATTGTACATCGTAATCTACCTCATTACAAACTTCTATATAGTCCTCTCTAGCTAACGCTTCTGTAGCATGGTAAGCGTCATCACCATGATACTCAATAGCCCAATCTAGTGATATGTACCAAGTATCTCCTACAAGTACCTGCATATCTGTTTTGGTTGAATCTATTATATATTTATCGTAGACTATATAATGCCCATCGTACTCATTAAAAGCATTGTCCCATAGCCAAAACTCTAAACCTTCTTTAACTACATCTTTTAAATAATTAAAACTAAACATACCATTTCCTCCCAACAACCTTTCCACCTTTCTTAACCTTCCCCTTATACCCTTGTTTCTTCTCCAACTTTCTATACCCAGGTTCTTCCTTTCTAACTTTCTTAAACTCTTTCTTTCCCATAAAAGTAGAAAAGTCTTGTACAGTCAAAGGCTTTTTAAACAATTGTTGTAATGTGTTTATATCATGTACAGTTATTAAAGAATCGTCCGATATAACTAAAGTACATTTCTGCATAGCATAACCAGTATGTTCAAGAAACTCTTTGAATCTTTCCTTAAATCTTTCTCTAGTTTCCTCCATACTAGAATAAACTCCACTACAAGTCATGGCAGGTATCTCATTACCAATACTAACATACAACTTTTCTTGATAAGGTAATGGTTGAAATGATCTACCTAACTCTGTACCATACGTTTCTGCACATTCTTCAGTACTTAATCTACTTGCTTCATTAAATTTATCCATACTAATCTCCTCTTGTAAATGTTACTGTATGCTTATTACCTTTAACTGTCAACTTAACTCCCAATTGCTTATAAATATCTTGTAAAGTTGGTTTAATCAACCTTCTATTCAACTCTTTAAACTCCAAATACTCAGAAGAATCTACTTTAGCTGCATCACGTAAGTCACTTGTTGTAACTACAATTTCTTTTTGTTTATCGAATAAATACAAGTGTTTTTGTAAAAATTCATATAAAAAGTACCTTTTGCTAGATTTTATATCTGACATCCTAGCATCTATGTACAAGAACTTACCTCGTTCCATGTTGCCACTAATTAGTGGTATTAACTTCATATTCCATTTTATTTTAAGTACTTGTTGATCTTTGTTATATTGTATTTCGTAGATTAAAGAAGAATCCCAAAAGTTTCCTTTACCTAAATCCACTGTAATACTTGTATCTAAAAAGCGTTTAGCCAATGAATAGGCTTCATCATAGGCTTTTCCTCTAGATATTTTAGCTTGTTTTGCATAATAGTCAATATCTACAGGGTAAAATTCCTCTCTATCAAACTCTTCTTTCTGGTATTTACCTATTAAACAACTATTAAAGAATCTAATTGCATCCATGTTAGCAAATTCTCTAGTAATTGTCACCATATCATAGTGTTTTAGTATCTTTTGTCCTTTAGGTATCTTAAATAATGAACTTTGTTTTACTTCTGGTTGTTCTACATAAAATTGTCTTTTAAGCATAATGCTCCTTATTAGGTTAACAAATGCAAGCTAGACTCTCACACAAATTTGTCTAGCTTGCCTTCGCCACATATCCGAAATAACCTATAAAGGTTTAAACCACCAACACAACAAAACCTAACTTTTCCAACTTCTTAGCTA